ACCGAAAGGATTGAACTGCCGCGAAAACTGATCCCCGTCTTTGCTCCCCCGCGCGGTGAGCTCAGGTATCGGGGGGCCTACGGGGGGCGAGGGTCGGCAAAGTCTTACTCGTTTGCGCTCATGGCTGCGGTGTGGGGCGTCTCGGAGCGGTTGAGAATCCTTTGCACCCGCGAATATCAGAATTCAATCAAAGAGTCGTTCCACGCAGAGCTTAAACAGGCAATCCAGGCGCGGCCCTGGCTCGATGCTCAATACGATGTCGGCGAGAATTATATACGCGGCTACAACGGCACGGAGTTTTTGTTTCGCGGCCTGCGTCACGTCATGGGCTCGATCAAGTCAATGGCGCAGATTGATCTTTGCATTGTCGAAGAAGCAGAAGACGTGCCGGACCATTCGTGGCTGAGCCTTGAACCGACAATCCGCGCGGCCAAGAGCGAAATATGGGTGATCTGGAACCCGCGTGACGAAAACTCTCCGACCGACAAGCGGTTTCGCAAGAACACGCCGCCCCGGTCGAAGATTATCGAGATGAACTGGCGCGACAACCCGCGCTTCCCGGCAGTGCTTGAAGAGCAGCGCCAACACATGCTGGCAACCGATCCCGACCTCTACAACCATGTGTGGGAAGGCGGATACTGGCAGAAAAGTCATTCTCAGGTACTCAATGGCAAGTGGGCGGTTAGGGAATTCACGCCCAAAGACTCCTGGGACGGCCCCTACTACGGCCAAGACTGGGGATTCTCAACCGACCCGGCGGCGCTTGTTAAGTTCTGGCGGCACGACAACCGGCTCTACATCGAGCATGAAGCCTATGAAACAGGTGTTGAGATTGATGATACGCCCGCGCTCAACGACCGCATCCCCGGCGCAAGAGATCATGTCATCCGGGCAGACAGCGCGCGGCCAGAGATTATCAGCTACATGCAGCAGCACGGTTTCCCGAAGATGGTGGCAGCTCCAAAATGGCCGGGGAGCGTGGAGGATGGCGTTTCATGGCTTCGCTCTCACACCGAGATTGTTATCCATCCGCGCTGCACGAATGTCGCGGAAGAAGCCAGACTGTGGAGTTATAAGGTCGATCGGCAAACCGGCGACGTGCTCCCCGTTCTCAAGCCAGGCCACGACCATGCGTTTGACGCGATTCGCTACGGAGCAGCACCGATGATTCAGCGCGGTAAGATCACGGTAACGAGTGAAAAGCAGGGACTCAAGCCGCTTGCAACCTATCGGCTCGATTCCGGCGTGTGGATCTCGGACGCGCAGGGCAACTTCAGGGTATGGGAAGAGCCGATGCGATCTTATGTGGTCGGGGCCACGCTTCAGCGCACAGCGGTTGGCGGCGCGGCTATCCAAGTCATTGACCACGCACAGGGTGAGCAGGTGGCGTGCTGGCAGGGCGAGGTGGACCCGGAAGCCTTTGCTTCAATCATTGCCGCTGTCTGTCGCAGATACCGCAACGCCTGGGCAGTGGTCGATAACGACGGTGTGGGCGGGGTGGTGATTTCAGCACTTCTCAAGCAGCACAAGCGCGTTTATGCCGAAGTCCCGCCCGGACATAAGACCGGCAAAACGCCCATTCGCCGTGAGTTTGGCTTCCACGCCGAGCGCCACATTGAAAGACTGGTCGATCAACTCAGCGTCGATGCAGCGGCCAAGCGCGACGGCATCAAGGACAAGGACACGCTTACCGAGGTCAACAACCTGCGCAAAGACCAGGACGGCAAGATCGCAACCGATGTCGCAACGCCTTGTGAGAGAGCCTGGGCGTACTGCCTTGCCCGTCACGGCTTTGCCACGCTGCCCAAGCCCCGTACCGATTACAGCGCACCCACAGCCTCAAATGGCTGGGCGGGTCACGTTTAAGGAGCAACTATGGCTGGACTTATCCTCGTACAAACGCCGGAAGAGGTCACGCAGGCACAGACACCACAGCCGCAGATCGAGCGCGAAGCCCCCAATCTCCCGGCGCTGGTCTCACACCTCCACGCACAGTGGGAGAAAGCCAAACGGCGCAAGATCCACATCGAACACGAGATGCTTGACGCCAAGCGCCAGCGCGAGGGCGAGTATTCGGCGGCAGAGATCGAGATGATCAAGAAGATCGGCGGCACGGACGCCTTCCGCAATCTCACCGACGTTAAGTGCCGCACCGGGGCAAGTTGGGTGCGCGACATCATTTTTCAGCCCGGTGACAAGCCATGGGGGTTGGAGCCCACACCCATTCCGGATCTTCCGCAAGACGTGGCGGAGCGGATCAAGGAGCGCGTGCGGCAGATGGCGATTGACCAGGCGGTGATTGCCGAGATGCAAAGTGGCGAGCCGGTGGATCTTGCACGCCTCAAGCAAGCCATTGAAGAGCAGGCCGCAGCGGCGATGGAGGAATTGGGCGGCGCGCTGGTCACGGAGAGCAATAAGCGGGCCGAGCGCATGAGTCAAATCATTGACGATCAGTTGACCGAGGCCAAGTTTGAAGTGGTGGCGGCGCGCTTTATTGACGATCTGATGACGTATCACGCCGGGATCCTCAAGGGCCCGGTGACCAGGATGCGGCAGGAACTCAAATGGGAGAATCAGGGCGGGCAGTTTATTCCAACCACGCAAGATAGGCCCTATCCTTTCGTTGATCGCACCCACCCCTTGGACTTCTACCCGGTCAATCCCTACGACATTGAGTTTGCAGGTGTGTTTGAGCGCCACCGCTGGCATCCGGGGCGGCTTCAGCAGCTTTTGGGCATGGGCGAAGAAGGCGGCTACCGTGATGAAGAGATCCGCACCATTCTTTCTGAGCATAAAGCGGGTTCTCTTGGCGACTGGCTGTGGACCGACAACGAGCGCGACCACCTCAACAATCTGACCGATGCGGCAGACACGATTGACTGCCTCGAATGCTGGGACGCGGTGCCGGGACATATGCTCGAAGAGTGGGGCATTGAGGTGGACGACCCGGACAAGCACCACCAGATTCATGCCTTCATGATCGGCAGAAGGTTGATCCGCCTGATTCTCAATCCGCACCCCTTGGGCAAGCGCCCCTATCATCTGGCCTCTTTCGTCGCAGGCGACACCATTTGGGGCAAAGCGCCGCCGCAACTGCTTAAAGATTCGCAGAAGGCGGCCAATTCCGTTTACCGCGCAGCGATCAACAACTGTGCAATGGCCTGGGGGCCGATGAGCGAGGTCAACAAGGACCGGCTGGCTGCGGGAGAGAGCGCACAGATTCACCCGCTCAAGCAGTTTATGACCACCGACGACATGCAGACCGGCCAGCCTGCGGTGCGCCTGACCGATATTCCGTATAAGGGCGACGCCATGCTGCAAGCGCTGGCCGAACTTGAGCGGCGCGCAGACGATGAGAGCGGTATTCCCGCTTACGCACACGGCCAGCAGGATGTCGGCGGCGCAGGCAATACGGCAAGTGGTCTTTCGATGCTGCTCAACATGGCGACAAAAACCATCAAGGACGTGGTGCGCAACATCGATGACGCCATTGAAGGGCTGATTGAGGGCTTTTTCGTGTGGAACATGGAATTTCACCCCGACCAGAGCGCCAAAGGTGATCTCCGTATTGAGGCCAAGGGCTCAAGTGCGCTGGTAATCAAGGAACAAATGGCAATTCGCTTGCGGGAGTTTTTGCAGCAGACCGCAAATCCGGTCGATATGCAGATTACAGGGGTCGAGGGCAGAGCCTACGCGCTGCGTGAATCAGCCAAGGGGCTTAACCTCGAAGCAGACAAGTTGGTTCCCGGCACTCCGACCAACCAGGTCATGAGTCCGCAGCACCAACAGCAACCGTCCCAGCAACCGCAGACATTAAACCAGGCAGGTGAGCCGGCCGGTGGGCAGGATGCTATGTTGCCGGAAGCGAGGGCGTATGGACAATAATTATTTCGCGCTGGTTTTTCGCACGCTCGAAGGCAAGAAGGTAGTCGAAGAACTCAAGCGAGAACTTTTCCACCTGGACGCCGTAAGCCGTAAGCTGCGGGGTGAAAGACTGCTTGAAAACACCATCCGGCGCGACACTTACCGGGAAATCATCGAAAAGTTTAGTCAGTCCGCCGACCCTTCGCGTAACATGGAGGAAAGAAAGGATTGGGCGTGAGCGACACCGAAATTTTAGAGATGATCGAGAAGTTTAAAGGCATTCTCGGGCGAGGCAACGGGCAGATGACGATTAACTTCGCCGGCGGGAAGCCAAAGAACATCAAGGTGTCGATGGATGGCGACGCGCTCTCACAGCAAAAAAGGGTGCGCATAGCCTCCTGATTCTCTGACAACTAAATAACGGGCTTATCTGAATAAGAGGCCGATGCAACGAGTTTCACCGCTCGTTTTGCGTCGGCCTCTTTTTTTGTTTCATCCGGGCGAAATTCCCAACGGCTTTCGACCCGACGCAATAGCAAACGCGGGATTCCTTTCAAGGCTCTCGCACATCACAGGCGATTCCAAACAAGGCTCGCCGGGAGGACAAACGTCAATGGCACAACTACCTGACGCCGTACAACGGCAGATCGAAGAGGCTGAACGGCTCGAAGCAGGCATCAGCGAGGCTCCCGTAGAGGATTCCCCTGAAGAGCAAGCGGATTCCCACGAGGCTCCGCAAGAGGAAACCCCTGACCCGAAAGATGAGCGCATCTCTGAACTTGAACGAGAGCTTCAGTCGGCGCGTGTCGAACAAGGCCGGGTCAAGACCCTCAACCAGCAGCTTCGCACGGCACAAGAGCAGATCGAACAGTTGCAGTCCGAAATTGAAACCCTCAAAACCCAAGAACCGCAGGCTCCCGTCTCAAGCGCTAAGCGCGATGAGTTGGTGGATTCCTACGGCGAGGATCTTGTCAGCTACATGGAAGAGGTGGCAAATGCCCAGGCCGCAAAGCTTCAGGGCGAGATTGACCGACTGAAGGGCGATACCGGAGAGGTCAGGCAGGCACAGGCCGCAAGTCAGCAGGAACGCTTCTGGTCAAGCCTCAACGCCGCCCATCCCGACTGGCAAAAGATCCAGGCCACCAAAGAGGGGCAGGACTTTCTTCTGTCGAGCGTGCCCTACGACATGCAGGGGCGCACCTTCGATGATCTGCTGCAAGAGGCCGCAAGATCGCACAACGCGCAGGCCGCAATTGACGTGTTCGGTGGCATGAAGCGCCACATCGAGGCCAACAAGAAGGCGTCTCCGCAGGACCGGGCGAAATCCCAGGTCGTTCCCGGCAAGGGGCCGGGGGGAACGCCGCCGACTCAAAACACCAAGCCGACCTTCACGCAGCGAGAGGTCCATCAAGCCTCACTCGAATACGCCAAGAACCAGTCGCTTGATATCCCGCAGAAATACGGGGCCAAGACGATTGAAGAGTGGGACGAGATGGTCAACCTGGCAGCACTCGAAGGGCGGCTCAAGTAAAGGATAACCAGCCATGAGTGTACCTGTTTCCGTACAAAATCCGAGTGCATACGGCTCTGCCGCCTATGCCGACAATTCCGGCCACATGCTTGAGACCGTATTCAGCGCAAAGACCCTGCGCAATTTCTACGGCTCGACCGCGCTGTGGGACATCTCAAACACCGACTATGAGGGCGAGGCCAAGTTTAACGAAAAGGTCATGATTCGCCGCGACCCCGATCCGACCTTCACCGAATACACCAAGGGTAAGACGGTGACGTTCGAGGACGCAGAGACCCCGGCCATCGCGCTTGAGATCAACAAGGCGCAGAGCTTTGCCGTCAAGCTCGACAAGATCGACATGGCGCAGACCAAGCTCAAGCCTCTGGACCGCGCATCTGAAGTGGCCCGCAAGAAAGCCAAACTCATCATCGAAACCGACGTGTTCAGTGGCGCTTACGCCGGTGCGGACGCGGCCAACATCGGCGCAACCGGTGGCGCGATCTCCGGTAACATCGACTTCGGCACCGCCGACGCCCCCCTGACCCTGGTTTCGGCGACCAACCCCGGCGCTGGCGAAGTAAACGTCATCGAGTGGATCACCCGCCTTTCCCAGGGCCTCTACGAGCAGGAAGTTGAGCTTGACGAGGGCAGCGGCTGGATTCTTCTGCCGCCCAAGATCGCCTCGCTGATTAAGAACTCCGATCTCAAGGACGCCTCGATCACCGGCGATGGCAAGTCGATGCTGCGCAACGGTCGGCTCGGCATGATCGACCGCTTTACCCTCTACGTCAATAATCGCGTGCCCATCGTTACAGTTGCGGGCACCCCTAATGTTTTGTCCTACCAGGTCATGGCCGGCACCAAGGAAGCCCTGACCTTCGCCATGCAGCTTGAGGACATCAACTATCACGAAAAACTGGAAACCACCTTCGGCTCCGGCATCAAGGGTCTGTTCGTGTGGGGTTCCAAAGTCGTGCAGCCCAAGGCGCTGATTACTTCTCGCGTTGCCAAGTAACCAACCGGGGGCGGGAAACCGCCCCCTTTTCCTAAAGGACTCCCAAGGTGAACGAATACCTGAAAAACAACGTGACCGGCGTAATTTTCCCTGCCACCGCGCATCTTCTCAAAAATCGCGGCAACCTCGATCTGTCCTATGCCACCGAAAAAGAGTACCTGGCGCAGATGGGCGGAGAGAAACCGCAGGAAGAGGAGCCCGCAGAGCTTGACGCCAACCGCATTACCGAGCTTGCAGAAGCCATTGCCACGCTCGACCGCGACAACCCCAAGCATTACCTCGCAGACGGCAAGCCTGATGCGCGCGCGATCTCAAGCGTGGTGGGTTCTCGCGTGACCAAGGAAGAGCGCGACCTGGCCTGGGACGCATTCAAAGAGCAGTCGGAGGAATAAATGGCAACCATTCTCGCGCAAACCCTGATTGACCGCTCCCAAACCCTGATTCAAGACCAGTTGGGCACCCGCTGGCCTGCGCCGGAGCTTTTGAACTGGCTCAATGACGGTCAGCGCGAAGTGGTTCTTCTCAAGCCGGACGCGCACGTTAAAAATGAAGCGGTGCAGATGCAGCCAGGCACCAAGCAAAACATCCCCCCATCAGGCAATGTACTGATCGACGTACGGCGCAACATGGGGGCAAACGGTGTGACGCCGGGGAGAGCAATTACCCTGACCGATCGCCGTATTCTCGATGAGCAGCTGCGCGACTGGCATTTCGCTGCTGAGAATTCAATCGCTATTCATTACATCTTCGACCCGGCAGATCCCAAGCATTTCTATCTTTACCCGGCCCAACCTTCGCCTGCGCACTACGTCGAGTTGATCTACTCCGCAGCGCCCGATGACGTGGTTGATCCGGCAACCGGCACCATCAGCATTGACAATATCTATTCCAATGCGCTGGTGGACTATATCGTTTACCGCGCCTATTCCAAAGACGCCGATTACGCCGCCAACGACGGGCGCGCCAACCAGCATTACAACCGCTTTCTGATCGCGCTTGGCCTCAAGGCCCAGGGGCAGGACAGCATCTCTCCCGTGAGGCGTGAAGGATGAGTTTAGAAGACCTTGCCGCAGAGCTTGCCCCGGATTTCCCCGGCTGCCCGTTCCCGACGCTGATTGCGAAGCTAGAGCAAATTCAGCGTGAACTTGAAAGCCAGGGTATTGAGTACCCGGACGAATTCCCCGAAGCCCTGTCTTTCGGTGCGCGCTGGAAGCTCTTCTCCATGAACGGGCGGGAGTGGGCCGACCGCACGCAGGCGCAGGACAATTACACGCTCTATCGTGAGGCCAGACACAAGGCCAAGGTCGCAACCGCTCACGCAGCGCCGGACTACACCGGACGCTCCACGGTGCCTGGATTTTAACTCAAGCACTTTGAGCAGCGGCCGGGGCAAGTCAGATCAACCCGGCCCATGGAGGAGAAATCCTTTGGGTATCACGTTTGAACCCCTGAAATGCTCCTGCGGGCTAACCTGTTCGTATTTGATCAGGGTTGGCGACGAGCACAAAAGCGTTGAATCCAGAGACAGGTGGCAGGGAGTAGCCACGGCATATTGCCGCACATCGAGCGACGGACAGCCCTACATTTACATCATGGGCGCTTGCGGAAAGATGAGGCGCAAAGACTACTTCGCCGTTTTTGACTGGCTGTTTGAGCGAGGTTTTACGCGGATTGAATATGAGCACAAGGGACGGGAGAGGTTTGTGATAAGAGAACAGTGGGCAGACAGGAGTAAAGGATGAACCCAACCCTCAAAAAACTGGCAGACGAGCTATCCGTAGACCCCGAGGTGCGCGGATATGCGGGGATGAGCGCGCAGCAGGCGGTGGATGACATCAATGAACCGCGATATCTCGTACTTAGGGAAGCATGGCTCAACGAGCGCACCCTGTTTGCCCTGTTCGGAGCGGCCCGCGCCACTGAGATCATGGACGGACTGCAAGCGTCTCCCGACAGTCTGAGCCAGCGCGTCTACGGGATGCTGATGGATAGAGGGTCAGGCGGTATTGATGTGGGACACGCCCAAACTAGAGGTATGGTCGGCAGTTTTGTTTCAAGCGGGCTGGTTACCCAAGCCGAGGCTGACCAGATTCTTGCGCTGGCCGAAACGTATCAGAGCCGCGCACAACAAATTGGCTATCAAGAAATCACAGAGCAGATGGTTCTTCGAGTTAGGGAGGAAATGTAATGGGTGGGTTTACTTTTGGATTATGGTCGCAGCTTGGGACAACTCAGGCTATCGCGGCATCGGGGAATTATCTTTTCGGAACTGTTGATAATGCTGGTAAGACCAGCGCGGAGGTCTCCGTTGTTGCTACGTTCGCCGCAGGGTCCACGACCAGCAGCGCACGAGTACAGATTGAGCGCGATATTGACGGAACGAATTTTGAGTCTATCGGCGCGGCTCCGTGGTCTGTACCGCTCCCCTTTACTGCTGCAAGCACCCAGACCGAGCGCACTATCTCTGTTCCTGCGGATTTCGTGGGCAAGTTTCGTGTGCGAGTGGTCAATGACGATATCAACTACGGCTTAACCGGCGTTGCTATCAACGTGCGTCAGAGTACATACGCATGATATTTCGGCCTGACATAAAACCTCCAATGTGGGGGCCTCCGGATGCTGTGCAGTTTGCTGTGCGGCATAATGCGGAGCGGATGGGGATTGATCTGGGGAAAAGCAGATTATTGATGCCCCTTTGGGAGGGGGGTGGTTTCCCTGTTGACCTATCTTCAAGAGCGAATCACTTGCAGGGAGCGGGTGTTGGGTGGACTCTTGGAGGGGTATCACCAAGTAATCTATATATCCCGAATGAGTCGGTAGTTTCACTGAATGCAGATTTCACTATAATTTGCATAGCTGACATCAACAGTTTGCCAACAGCAAACCATAACATATTTGGTAGTGCAAAAGATATCAATACTGGATGGACTTTGTTTGTTGACAACGACGACTATGGTGCAAAATACACCAACATACTAGCGTTTGACAGAGGCACAACCCATACAGACAGTGGGAGGCCACTTTCTCCTAATAATTCCATAAAAACAGGGAACGACATACTACTGGCAGCTGCCTATAGACATGTAGGCACCACTGCGGATATGTATGTGGGTGACAACTATAGTCTTGACGGCTTTGATAATGTTGGTGTTCAGTCAGGTGATGGGAAAACCTATATAGGGCCGACAGCATCAGGATTCACAGCAAATGCCTTCCCTGGAGTCATAAAGTTTATTGCTGTAGTACAGGAATACTTGTATACTGATGTTATCCTACAGTTCAACCACGAACCCTACGCCCTACTCATGCCCGTTGCACGCCCGTTTATTTTCGATATGGCGGGGGGAATCTTTGCAATCGACAGTGTATTGCAATCACAGGGCGTGACGGCACCGGCAGTTAATCAAAAGATTAGCGTCACAATCAGCAGCGTCACACAATCTCAGAGCGTTGACACTCAGACGGCATCACAGATGCACACCGTTAGCCCTGCTAACGTCACACAATCTCAAAGCGTTGATGCCCAGACGGTAACTCAACTTGTCACACTGTCGCTTGCTGACGTATCGCAGTCACAGACGGTAGAAGCGCCAACCGTTGCACAGACCCACGGCATGACAACCGACAGTGTATCGCAGGGGCAGACGGCAACGACGCTCACAGCAGCACAGCTACACGAAATAATCACGGCAAACGTCGGACAATCGCAGACGCTAAACAGCGTCACAGTAACAATCACCGGCGCCCTCGTTATTCACAGCGTCATGCAGTCGCAGAGCGCAGGGAGTGTTTCGCTCGATCAGCTTATTGCTCTTGCGGTTGATAGCGTACTACAAGGCCAGACGATAGACGAGCCTTCTTTAGCAACTATCAACCTTATCAACATTGACGACGTTTCGCAGTCGCAAAGCCTCGGCACTGTGTCTTTGTCGCAGGTCTCCGCGCTGATAATCGACGCAATCAACCAAGGACAGCAGATTGAAAACGTCACCTTTTCTATAGCAAAGGGCCGCGTCACGGTAACAATCGAGGCCCGCAGCCCGGGAGTTAATTTCAATGCAAGAAAACCAGGAATCACCTTCAATTAAGATCCACATTGACGACGTGTACCAGGAACTTAACGTAACTACCAGCACGGAGGAAAAAGACGATGGCGAAAAGTGTACCTGCTGCAATCATGGATGCTCTGCTTGATGCGATTGCCGCATCTACCCTGCAAACTGTCACGAGCGACGTAACAACGCCGGTAGACCTGACCGGCGCACTCGCTGATGTTGCCATGGCCCCTGCCGACTTCACCAAGGCGGTTGGCGATGCTGGCGCAGGGAGTCGCAAATTGACGATGGCGGCTAAGTCCGGCGTACTCGTTGACGCGAGCGGAACGCCCAATCACGTTGTGCTCTCAACTGCCGGGACGATCAACCTTGTGACTACCGCCAGCGGACCAGATCTCACCATAGGATCGAGCGTGGACATGCCGACGTGGAAATATGAACTCGGAGTGCCCGCGTGATTACGCCAAAGTTCAACCAAGGTGGCACGGGTGTTCTCGATGTTTCATTCCACGACGAAAACGGCACGCCCATTGTTCCCAATAGCGTCACATGGTCGCTGTATGCGCGCGGGCGGATTGTCAATGAGCGCGAAGAGGTTTCAATCGCTGCGCAGCAAAGCGTTGAAATTGTTTTGTCCGGCGACGACCTGGTTGGCGGGTGGCAGTGGCTAGAGGTCAAGGCCCGGTATGATTCGTCTGCCGGGTCCGATCTCCCACTGGTTGAGTGGCAGAAAATATCCGTCGAAGAAAGGCCCGAAAGTTGAGAATCCACCTCGAAGCCTTTAAGGGGATTGCCCCACGCATTGAGCCGCATCGTCTGGCCGACAACGCGGCACAACAGGCGCAGAACTGCCTTCTTGATTCGGGCAGCATCCGCCCACTCAAAGACGCCTCGTTTGTAGCCAGCCCCACAAAGGCCGGAACAATCAAGAGCTTGTTCAAGTACGGCGAGTTCTGGTTCAACTGGATCAACGACGTTTCATGCCTGCGCTCACCGACCAACGACACCGAAGACATGGTGGTTTTCACCGGGGAAGGTGTGCCGAAGCTCACCTACGCCTCCATTGCGACAGCGGGTGGCGACTATCCAAGCGCAAGCTATGAACTCGGCACGCCAATCCCCACGACCGCGCCGGCCGCAACGGTCGCGGGCGCCGCATCAGGGGACGACCCAACCGACCGCACCTATTTTGTCACCTTTATCTGCACTTACGCAGGCTTGCAGTTTGAGGGCGCACCCTCTGATCCGAGCAACCGCGTCACGGTCAACCCTGGGCAGAGCGTCAACGTCACGCTGCCCTCAACGCCTGCCGGCAACTACATTTTCACGCACAAGGTGATCTACCGCACCGTTGGCGACACCATCCGGCGCATGGCGACCGTGGCCCACACCGCTACCGATTGGACCGACACCTACGAAACAGGCGATTTAGGCGTCGATCTGGTCACGGACAACTGGTATCCGCCGCCCGACGATTTGACCGGCCTGGTCTCTCTGCCCGGAGGTGTTATGGCGGGCATTTCCGGCAAACAGGTCTGCTTCAGCGTACCGTATCAGCCGCACGCATGGCCTCCCGACTGGCGAAGGATTGCCCGCGACACGCCGGTTGCCCTTGGCGCGTTTGGCAACACGTTGGTTGTTCTGACTGACGGACAACCCGAAGTGGGCGTTGGAACGTCTGACCCGGAAAATCTTTTTCTTGAGCGGGTCGAGATGGATCAGGCGTGTATCGCCCCGCGCGCCGTGGTCGATCTGGGCTATGTCGTGGCGTTTCCCTCCCCTGACGGGCTTTTTCTGGTCGGCCAGGGCGTAACGCGCAACGCCACAGAACAGATATTTCGCAAGGAGCAGTGGCAACCGCCCGTCTTTGGCGCGGCGCACGATGAGAAATACTTCGGCTTTCGAGAAAGTGGCGGCTTTATCTTTGACCCGCGCACCGGAGACTGGACCGAGCACGACATTACCGCCACCGCCGCATGGCGCGACCCTGGCACGGATATGCTCTACGTTGCGACCTCTGACGGAATTATGCAGTGGGAAGGCGGCAGCGCCAAAACATTCGTCTGGAAATCCAAACTGTTTCGCGTACCGCCGGGGAGCTTCGCCTCGATCCGCGTGGAAGGTGGGCCGGTCACGGTCACTCACTATCAAAACGGGATTGAATCGTTCTCCGCAAGTATTCAGGACGAGGTATTAAGGCTTCCTTCAGGCGAGATGGCGCGCAAGCACGAAATCAAACTTGAAGGAAACACAACGGTCGATGCCGTCACCATCGGCAGTTCTGTCATGGAGGTCCGCTAGATGGCGAAAGTTCAGCGCCCCAGCGCCAGCCCAAGCCTCAACGAGTTGGCAAAAATCATAAACCAGCTGCGTGTAGCGTTAGACGGTGTTTCGCGCGTTGTGGAGAAAACCAACTCGTCTGTGGTCTCCCTTGAAGAAACGGTTGGAACCGGCGAAACAGTCTGGAACCCGCCCCCCGCACCGGTTAATCTTGTCGTCTCGGGAGCGTTTAATACCATCTTTTTGACATGGGCCGGGGCTGAGTTTGCCGGGTATTCGCACACCGAGATTTACCGGGCCGATACGGACAACCTCTCGGAAGCGGTTTTGGTTGGCACCTCCTACCCCACGGTTTATTCCGATACGCCGCCCAACTCGTCACTGTCAAAGACTTATTACTACTGGATCAGGTTTGCCAACCGCAACGACCCGCCGACCTTCGGGCCGTTTAACGCCGCTGCCGGAACGCCGGGCAGTACCGCAGACGATCCAACCTATCTGCTTGAGCTTCTTTTCGAGCGGCTTGGCTATGAGCAGTTCGATTCGGCCTCCGGGGTTTTCCCGGTGCGCGTGGTTGATGTGCTGCCGGCTCTTCCTGACGTCAAGTGGCCTGAAGGTAGTGCCGCTTACCTGACCACAGACGGAAAACTGTATCGCACGGACGGCACGACCTGGGATGCAGGCGTTTCCACTGAAGACATTGTGGGCAAGCTCACCGCAGGGCAGATTGCGGCCGGCGCGATTGTCGCGGAGCATATCGGCACAAACGAAGTCATTGCCAACAGCGCAAACATTAAAGACGGCGTGATCGTCAATGCCAAGATTGCCAACCTTGCGGTGGATAACGCCAAAATCTCCGATCTCTCCGTGGCTAAATTGCTTGCCGGGGTGATCTCTGCCGCAGGGATCTATCTCGGGGCAGACTCAAGGGTTCACCTCGACGGCCAGAACCAGCGCATTGATGTGCGCGATACCAACAACACACTGCGCGTGCGCCTCGGCAATCTCGGCACCGGCTGGGGGCTTGAGATTTACAACTCTGCCGGGCAGACAATTTTAAACTCTGGCGGTGTGCCCTACAGCGCAGTGGATGGCGGCCCATCTGCCGATGCTGATAACACAGATAGATATCTCGATACAGTCAATCCTAATATGCTCAAGAATCCGGACGCGGCACTGGGTCATAGTTTTTGGAGCAACACACATAATGCTGGGTTTTACACTAACCCTTATACGGGACAGCGCCACTGGTTTATGACCGCTAGCGTGGCGACAACGAAAAGCTATGATTCAGATCTTATTCCCGCAAGGGAAAATGCTACATACACTTTGAGCGCAGAAATGCTTGTGGGGGGGCTTACTCAGGGTGGGTGGTACTGTGACACCCTTTATTTCGACTCGAATAAAAATCTTATAGGGGAGGGGCCACAGGTCGGGCTAACTTCAGACAGTGAATGGACACGTCTTGCAGCTTCTGGAATCTCACCGGCAGGAACGGCATATATAATGGTCCGGTTCTTTCTCGGCAATGCAGTAACCCCAAATGCGTCAATCCGTAAAATCAAGCTGGAAGGTGGCTCAATTGCAACCCGCTTCGTGGGGGAAGAGAATGGGGTTGACTTTACCAGCGCCCAAGCCGGAGCCTTCGCCTACACCAATATTATCGACCCGTCAAACCGTGCCGACCGCTTGGCGCTCAAGGTGATTGGTGGGGCGTTTATTGATGATATGGCGGTGGATACGCTGCATATTCAAAATAATGCAGTCACAGTTCCTGTAAGTGCTTTTACTGGTGATATTATTAATGTAGGTACATCAGAAACTACAGTGCAATCTGTTTCAATCAACAGTGAGGGGCAGCCAGTAATAATAACCGCAAGTTATATTCAAAAAGCTGGCGGATCTAGTGGAGCTATTGGAGGGTATGTTTATTTATACAGGGGCAGTACATTAATTTATACTTCTATTTCGATTGGTGGTTTTTCTGGTTATGAATTTTATGAAGCAATGAATTCATTCACAATTAAAGATAACCCTGTTGGCGCTACAACGTATTATTTAAAAATAAAAGGAATAGACAGAGTACAGTATATTTCTAAAATTTGTTTAACAGCGTTAGGAGTAATGAGATAGTGATATCTTTAATAGTTTATCAAAACAATATTGAAAGTAACGCAAGAAGAATATTACGTAATGTGGATTGTCCTGAATTTTTAGTTGATTCTCAGATAAATAATAATGAGGACTGGATGCTTGGACAAGCCGATGATCTTACAAAATACATAGAAATTAATTTAAAAGGGGTTCCGTCAATCACTTCGCGCCCCGAAATGCAACTGACAGCCGACAAGAACGAAATTTCGGCAGATTCAGCAGACGCTGCGACGATCAGTGGTGTTCCCGAAGGCGCAACTGTTACAAGCGGCGAAGATTCAATGACTATCGAGGATGGCGTTCTTGAGTTCGTCACTGACAAGCGGGGCGAGCATGTCTTGAAATTTGAATGCTTCCCGTATATCAACACGGAGGTTGTTATCAATGCGGTTTGAAAAGATACGCCCGATTGATGACGTCAGGCGTGAAGTGCGCGACAAACTTCGGCGCGACTTTGACGCGATATGTGAAGGGAGATCGCCCACAAATGGCAAGCCGATCATTGTCGAGTGCGAAGTTAACGGCACGGTCTATGTCATGAACGCCGGCGAAAAATCCGCAACGCGCATGGATGCAGGAGTCAGAACAGCGCAGGCGCTTGGCGAACTTCACATGATGGTACGAGATGCTTTTGACGTGGATCACTCCCCGGTGCCGGTTGAAGAGGCCGCAAGCATCCGCAACCAGCAGGCGTCGGACGCACGGCGCTACTGGCTCAGAAAGTCAGAGATTGTGAGGCAGATCGAGGCGGCAGAGACCGTTAAGGCCCTGCGCGAAATTGACACCAATTTTTACGAGGTGACTCTATGAACAAGCCGATTGACCAGCGGGCATGGTTTTTAAAAGCCCTTGACGCCCTGAGCCAGTTTGCCAACGTGTGGATTCTGCGCGGGGAGCCCAACGAATGTATCTCCGGCCGGCAGTGGCGTGAACAGCGGCTGTGGGCGGTCAAATTCATTGACGCGCTTTTCTTCTGGGACAAAGACCACTGCCAGGGTGCGTGGAAGAAGGATAACCGCTGGGCGGCGCTGAGACTTCGCAACCTCGGGCAACAGCGGTAAGTTTTTGGTCTTTTGCCTGCCGGTGGTATCATGAACCATGCTTAAACCCTACGACATACGCCAGAAGTACGATGAAATCCTGCCGCACCTTCTCTATATCCGGGAGCGGTTTAACACCTCATGGCGGCCTGAAGATGTTTATCACGCCTGTCGCAGCGGTAAATCTCATCTGTGGTTTGCGCCCGATGCCTTTGCCATCGTTGAGCGCTACGAGGATGAGCACAGCGCAGAAGCCGTTTTGTTCGTGTGGATCTCTCACGGCGAGGGGATGGCTCAGAATAAATACATGGCGCAGCTTGAAGAGATTGCGCGCGGCGTCGGTGCCAGCCGAATCGAGATGGAGTCTCCGCGCCGGGGGTTCGAGCGCACCGGCTGGACCGCAAAAAAGATCACCTATTCACGCGAGGTAAGAAATGAGTAGCAAGCCAAGTAAGCCCAAAGCCACGCCGGAAGAAAAGGCCATGCGTGAAGAAGCCTCCCGCATGTGGACCGATGTTAAAGAGCGGTTCTGGCCGATAGATGAAAAGCTCACGCAGCGCTCAATGGATGTCTCACGCGGGCGCGTCTCACGCGAAGAGTCGGCAATGGGGGCTATACCTACCGCATTTAACCCGATGGCACCGGGCGTGGGGCAAAACTTAGGCGCAGCCAACAGCATGGCTTCTCGCATTGCGGGCTTGAGGAACAACGAGCAGGACAGGCTTCAGGGCGGCACACTCAACACACTTTCGATCGGGCGCGAGATTAAAGGCTCAGCCCTGCGAGACACCAGCGCCGCAGCTGGTCTTGCCACCAACGATATGCTTTCTCGCTACAACGCAAAGCAGGCGGTCAACAGCGGCATTCGCCAGGGCGTTGCACAGATAGGCTCAACCGCTGCAACCGCTGCTATGATGGGGGGTGGTGCGGCCCCCATAGGCTTGCAGCAGGCGACCCCCTACCAGTATCAGGGCGGGCCGGTGATGGAAGGGGCGTACATGACACGCCCTAACGGGAGGTAGGCAATGGCACTTGACGCGCTGACCATTTCGCGGGAGAAATTCGACCGCTTCAACGAGTTCTATCGCCCGATTGAAAATGAGTATATGGCGGGGCTGTTCGACCCGCAACGCCGTGAGCAACAGGTGGGCGAGGCGGTGGACGTAACCCGCAGCGCGTTCGATCAGCAAGCGCGGGCGCAAAACCAGACGATGGCGCGCTACGGACAGCCGCAGGGTGATATTTCTGACTTCATGCAGCGCAGACGCCGCATTGAGCAGGCACTAGCTGAGACCTCCAACGCCAACCGCGCGCGCGGGCTCTCAGACGACCGCGACCTGATGGGCGCACAGCAAATCTCCGCAATGGCGCGCGGTCTTTCCGGGCAAGTCTCAAGTGCCGCAAACCAGGCAGGACAGATGCAGTCGGCGCGCAACAATGCTTATGACCAGGCCAAGGCCCAATACAAGTCTGACATGATGGGCATGGGCGGGCAAATGCTTGGCCTTGGGACCGCTGCCGCAATGATGCTTATTTAACGCGAGGACGATATGCCACGATACGGAACGCTAGGACTTGTGCAAGGAATCAACTCTGGTATCAACCAGGGCTTGAATATCGCGCGCTTCAAGCAGGGGCAGCAGCAGTACCAGGACCAGCTTGAACGCCAGCGCCAGCTTGACCAGATGCGCCAGGAACAGTTCGGGATGCAAAAGACTCAGTTCGGGGCCGACCAGCAGTGGAAGGGTGAGAGCCGCGACCGGCAACGTGAACTGTGGGAGCGCGACGCCAAAGACTACGAAACCAAGGAGCGTGGCCGCGCATTCTTTTCAATGGGAAATCCGCAGAACCCTGAGACGTTCATGCAAAACCCGCAAGTGGTTGAATTTCTCAACCAGGACCCGGAGTTTGACAATCTCTTTGGTCCCGGTCGGCAGCTAAGCGGCTTTGTTCCCTTGGAGAAAGACGAGGACGGCAACCAGCTTTACGCCGCGCGCCTGCGGGTGCAGGGCGAAGACGGGCAGGAGTATGAAGCGCCCCTGACTCAGAACCGCACCAACGACCCCAACGACGAAGCCCTTGTCTTCACCGGGCAAGATCTTCTCAATATCGCCGCTTCGCGCTACGGCGTGACCGACCCGGCGGATCTGTTGCAGGAAAACCGCTCACGCGACCGCGCACAGTGGGATGACAAACGCGCAATGAGCCGTGCTGAGACCGACGCCGAACGCGCCCTGGGCCTCTACCGCGACAAGCGCGAGATTGACCAGGACTTTGAGCGGCAAAAACTTGCCATGCAGCCTGCTCCCGATTCCGCTCCGCAGGGAATTGACAAGGAGGATTACGCGCAGTTCAACGACATGATTAAGGGCTCGTTCTCTTCGGTGCTGCTTGAGAACATGCCTCCCGAATACCGCGATACTCTAGCTGTGACCGGCAAGACACCCAGCTTTGAAGACCTGATTGCCTATGCGCCGCCGGAGACTGTGGCCGACTTCCAGGCGGCCAACCGCTACGGTGAACAGTTGATGGCCCGAGGGGTTCCGGCTAAAACCGCCGCTGAAGCCTCCATGCGCTACCTCGATAAGCTCAACGTCGCGCGCGGACTCTCTCAACTGCCCCCGGACAACCCGCAGGCGGTCGCGGATGTGCGCGAGACCCTATCAAGAATGCCCGAAGAAGAACGCGCCGAATATCTCTCTATGATGCCCAAAGAGTGGCAAGACGCCATTTCCGGCAGGGGCAGAAAGCCTATCGGTATGCAGTCGGCACACAGCGCAAACGATTCCGTGGTGGTGCCACGCAATCAGCCCCAAGAGCAAAGACCGCAACCGTCCGGTGTGCCTCAATATCAAGAACCCGTGGTTCACCGGGCTGGCCTTCCCTCCCTGCCCTGGTCAACGCCCGACCATGACCAGCAGCGCGAACTTGCTTTGCAGCGCGACCGCGAAAACCGCCGCCGTCTCGGACTCCAATAAAATAAAGAGGTGCCATGAGCAAGGAACTGCTTTCGGTCATTAACAAATACCGCAACCCGCAACCCGAACCGGAAGAGGTTGAAGACCGCTCAACCGGCGTTCTCGGAGATACCGGGCGCATGGTGGGCCTTGGCCTTAACCAGCTGGCTGACCTTGGCGGCTTTGTGCTTGAAAAGGCGGGCGCTGAGCGTGCCGGTCAATGGGTGCAGGACCGTGCGCAAAACCGCATGGAAGAGCTTGAACTGCAACTGACCCCAGAGCAGCAATCGGCCAACCAGAAGCAGTTTACCCGCACCGCAGACGGTGAACTTGGAGTGGGTGAAGCCTGGACCGACCCGCGCTCCTATCTGGGCCTTATGGCGCAATCTGCCCCGTCGATGGCTGCAGGGCTTGGCGTAGGCAGTGTTCTCTCCAAGGCTGCAACCTGGGCGCTTCGCGGTTCACGCACACTAGGCGCAGCTGTGGGCTATGGGGCCGGTGAAGGCATGGTGGCCGGAGGACTTGGCGGCAAAGAGGTGGTTGACGCCATTCGCGGCGCGTCCTACCAGGATCTGGCACAGCTTGAACCTTTTCAGCAAGCCTACCACAGCATTGAAGATGAAAGCCTCACGCACAAAGAAAAACTCGACCTCGCTCGTGAGAAGGTGGAAACTTCCGCATTCCTTGAAACAGCCGGCAAGACCGGGGCGGTGACGGCCATTCTTTCGGCACCTTCCGGGGTGATTTTTGACCGGATGCTTCGCGGAATTGGACTAAGTAAGCCTTCCGTGCCGCGCCGCTCCGATGTTCTCAAATACGCCGCCGCAGAGGGTGCGCAGGGTGGACCCCAGGAAGGCTCAGAAGCCTACTTTTCGGCCAAGGGCATTCAGAAATATGTAGACCCCTCCATCGACCCAACCGAGAACGTCCTTGAAAGCATGGTGGCAGGCGGCATTGCCGAGGCCGGTATGGGTGTTGGTTTTGGTGGCGGCGCGCACCTTTCCGGACGGAGCAGATACCAACAAGCCGCGCAGCGCAAAAGCCAGCTTGAGCAGACCCTGTTCGATGAAAGCGGCCAGGCCAGACGCGATGCCGACCCGCGCGCCGTGCAGGAATATCTTGACTTGACCGACGCAATGGAGCAGACCTGGGGGCAGCAGGGCCAGCCCGTCGCCTCCCCTTACCGCCAGCCTCAGACTTCGCCTGACAGTCAACTTGGCGAGACCATTCCCGGGGAACCGTTCGACCGCTACCGCGCAGGTCTTGAAGGGATGCAGGACGGTGAGACCATCCCCGGCGAAAAGCGCCGCGTGGACGTCCTCAACCCCGAAGGTGATGTGACCCGCGACCTGGTGGTGCCGCGCCCCCCGCAGATGCCGCAATTTTACGGCGAGGATTTGGGCGACACACAACCCGTTCGCCGGCCTCTGGGTCTTTTGCCTTCTCCGGTCGAAGACATCGAGGGGCAGTACGCCAATCAACTCCCGTTGCAGGACGTGATCTATCAAGGAGGTCCTATCCCACAGAAGTCACCTCGGGGCTATGACCCGCGCGGGAGTTCAGACGACGTTCAGCAGCAGATCAACGCCCCCGGCCAGACGGTCCCGGAACCAGAGCAGACCAAGGGCGCGCAGATCGACGCCTTTCGCAAGAACAGAAAGCCCGCCGTCCTGTTTACTCCCGGACAGACCGTACCGCGCAGACTTCCCAAGGGCGCAAAACTTGCCACGGTGCCGGACGGAACGCTGATGTACCGTGACGAGGCGAGCCTTGAAGCCGCACTTGACGGACGCATGGGCGAGGCGTTGGGCTACGGCATTGACCAGAAACCTGTTTCCGAAACCGTTGTGACCGCCCGAGACGACCAGGGCCGCGTGGTGCAGGACGTGTTGACAGACGGACGCCCTGAAGTTCTTGACGCCGCACAGCAGGCCGCAGGAGAGGGGGGGAGCGTTGAACAAAGAAGCGCGCAGGAGGCGTTGAGCGAGAGAGTCACGACATTGCAGCCAGAGCGCCGGCGGTTTATCGAGAGCAAGGTGCGCGAACTTGGCAGTGTTGATGCAGTAGACGCGAAGTATCGAGGTAAAGCCCCGGTTGATGCCTACGCCAGAGAGTTCGCCCGGCAGCAGTTTGGGAGTGAAGCACGGGGAGAAACCAGACCGACCAAACGACCCGCCGAGCTATCGAGATCCGACCAGCGTAACGAGCCTGCGAAAGATCCTCAAGCAGAGGCAGTCGCCAAGGCCGTTGATGGACGCCGCAATGCCCAAGCCTTTACCGTCACCGACCCGCAGGCTAAGATGGACGGATATGTGTTCGTCAATGGTGGCCGGAAGAACGATAAGTGGCAGGTCATTGGTCCAAACGGCAAGCCGCGCCCCGTAAGCCGCACTTTGCTTGAGCGGTTTGATCGGGCGAGGAGTCAGGGGCAGACGCAACCGTATGTACCTGCCGGACAAAAAACCGGACAAGAAGCCGGACAATTCCCGGACATGGACGAGATGGTGCGCGAAGCGGCCCGCTGGCGCGGGGCGGCCCTGAACTTTGCAGATACCCTGGACAATCGAGGCAAGATGCGCGTCTCCAAACAGACCACCAAGGGCGACCTCGATGCTTACCTGATGCGCCGGTTTGGGATTGATGAGACAGCCGCCCGTGACGTGTCCAACGAACTGACTCGCCGCAATATCCAAGATGACAGGTCCGCCGATCCAGCAGAATACGCCGGTGAGCCGTGGGCGAAATCTCAAAAACCCGCCGATCTGCCAAGCACAGACGCGGTTACGGCACAGACGAGGCCAGCAGGACGTACAGACGCCCAACGCGCCAACGATGAACGTCTACGCCGTGAGCGCAACAAGGTTAACCCTGAGACAGATGACATTATCCGTGCGATCTCCAAACTCGGTGGCATTGACATGGAGCAGGCCCGCAGAGAATGGTGGGGCACAGCCATCACCGATGTCTCCAAGGAATTGCGAAAACGACAGGTGTTCGGCAAGCCGGTACTTCGCCGGAAGAATGGCCGCACCCTCGACGGTATGGTTGAAGCCCTGCGGGAATATGACTATCTGCAACCAGATGTAGACGGCAATTACACCATCAACGGAATGCTTGAAGCACTCGACAGCGCCATTCGCGGCCAGGACGTGCGCTCAGAGCAGTATCAATACGACGAGAACATTTACGAAGAAGCGCCGCCGCAGCCCGATGTGGATGAATATTTTGCCTTCGATGATGCGGAGCTTGCTGAGGACGGGTATAATGATCTAAGTGACCCTGCGCGTGAAGCCTATGAAACGCTCGCAGAGCAGATGGACGCTGATTTCCTTGAACGCCTTGCTATCGAATCGGAAGGTTTAAGCGATGCCGAATACTACCAAAAAGCAATCCCCCTTCTCCAAGAGCGCCTTGGACAAGTTCAACAAGCTGACGCCGCAGGAGCAGGAACAAGTGCTGAAGGTTCTCGCCAAGACGGGAGCCAGAGCGGGCCGCAAAGTGATCGAGGACAAGTCCTAACCGAGCAGACCGAAGCAGGGGAGCAGACCAAAATGTTTGCCACCCCGCCGACTTTCGGAAAAAGACCGCAGGGACAGAACGCCACGCTTGATGACATGGCGCTGTATTCCGAACCATTGGAACGTGCAGAAAATGCACGGCAGGGCGATATGTTTGATTCCGCCCCCAATGCCGAAGAGCAGACGACAGAGGCGGCAGGGGAGGACATTGAAGCTAGAATAGCCGAGGCAGAAAAGAATGGTGTTGCTTTAAGCGATTCTGACAAGAAGAAAATCGTTGAACTGTCAAGGGAGGCAGAGGACCAGCGGAGAAAAGCGGGAGTGCTTGCCGATACGGACCCGATGAACAAGGGCAACGCCTTTCCTTTAGGTGTCGGCTTCACCAAAATGACAAGACGGAAAGAAAGGGCCATTGACTCGTCGATAGACAAGGCGACAAAGGCCAACGCTTTGTTCGGCAAGGCTGAATCGGCTGAAAAAAGTATTTCCGCGATGTTGGAGGGCAAGGGAACCGAATCTGATATTGCGGAAAAGGCGAAGAGAAAAGCAAGAACCCGCCTTGAACTGGCAGCAAAGTTTTCCGGTCTGAGCAAGGGCGATGTCGTCGGCGGAATGACCGTTGAGCGGGTGAGCAAGGACCGTGACGGATATCCCTCTTCTTTCACCATTTCCGGGAAAGACATCATCAAGGGTGTCAACGACAAGGTTGATATTGTCCGGGAATTTTTTGGCGGCGACAAGGACGGCTACCGTGAATTAATAAATGAAGTGAGGTCTAAGGCGGGAGAGCAGCCGACAGAGACGGCAGGAAACGACAGTCCTGAGAGCATTGTGCTGACTGACTCCGAGGCCAAGGAAGGAAGAAGGCTTGAACGACAGATAAAAGCGGCGAAGGCAAGAGGAGACGGAGACGCTGTTGATGCCCTTGAAGAAAAGATGGAGGCCAGAAGGCAGAAGATATACCAAAGGGTGAAAAGGGAAAGCAATCAGCCGCAGACGGCTGAAAGCACAGACACCAAGATTGAGGACTTCGGGGAAAAAATCGGCGGGGCGCGCAAAGACATGACGCCTTCACTCGACAGAACCTTCTCCGATGACGACATTGCCTCAATGCCGCTGAGCAAGATCTGGCCGACCAAGGAAGTTGACCAGATCGAGGACAACACTCTTGCCGCAATCGCCACGACGATTCGTGCGGAAATCCCCGCAAAGCCGCGCAAAAGCTACAACGTGGACCGTTGGGTCGAAAAGGTCAAGGCGATCCGGGAGTTGATGCGTCACGCGCAAAGGCTCGGGCGCGATGCGTTTCTTGAAAAACTGCGGCAGAATTACACCCTCACCAAACTGGCCGACAAGATAGAGACTCTTGAGAACATCGACCGCAAGCATTGGGGGCGCATTGAGAGTGTTCAGTTTTACCCCGACGCTTTCCAGTACACGGATAATGGAACCGTCAGCAAGCCCATGACCGGGGCCGTGGTAGACAAGCGGCACAAGACCATTGACGGCAAAGTGACACCCCAAGAGGTCGCCGAAGAGTTGACCAAAATCCTTGAGGGGCAATCGAGCAACAAGCGCATTCAGTTCGAGGTGCGCGGGCGCAAAGGCGCATTCTTTATCAACAAGAATGGCGATCCTGAACGCCGCAGGCTTAAAGAGTTCTCCTCTTCGAAAGAAGCCTTCGACTTCCTCAAGGACAACTACGAGGACGTTGTGGCGCAGTGGGAGGCGGTCAAGGAGCGCGATAACGTCAAAAAATCAGACGTGCGCAGCAAAGAGAACCGCCCCAGGGCCGGAGCAAACTACCGAAACGGCAAGGACGTAACGCCGGAACAGTTTGTCGATGCGTTTGGCTTTCGCGGCGTGGAGTTCGGAAATTGGGTCGGGCAGGGCAAAAACTCAAGAGAGCGCCAGGGGATGCTCAATCAAGCTTACGATGCCCTGATGGATCTCTCCAACATCGTCGGCATTCCCCCCAAGGCCATATCCTTAAACGGCACCCTTGGTCTCGGCTTTGGTTCGCGCGGCAGAGGCGCGGCAGCGGCACACTTTGAGCCGGACACTTTAGCGATCAACCTGACCAAGACCCGTGGGGCGGGAAGTCTTGGGCATGAATGGTTTCACGCTTTGGATAACTATTTCTCCCGCCTGCGGGGTGGAGAGGTCACGCTTCGCCAGGGCATGGGAGCGCAAAACGCCTATCGGGAAAGCAATTTCATCACCCACCGGCCCGAACCAATGATGGTTCACAAAAGCCAGCGTTCTACACCAATCACCAGGGCGCGGCTGGCTGAATTGCGCAAAAGCAACCCCGGCAGCGGCTATCTGGCCGAAGAAAACTGGATCGTTGACCCGAACCACAAGCAGGGTGTGAGGCCGGAGGTCGAAAGCACCTTTGCCGAACTGGTGAAGGCTCTCGATGAATCGCCCATGCGTGAGCGTTCCGCCAGAAATGACAAGACGGAAAACGGCTATTGGAGCCGCACCCTTGAGCGGGCGGCACGGGCTTTTGAAAACTATGTCATCGACAAGATGATGAAGCGCGGCTTTCACAACGACTACCTTGCAAATGTGGTTGGAGAGGCCGACTTCGCAAGAAACCCTGACCGCTACCCCTATTTGCTCGAAAGTGAGCTTGAACCGATTGCCAAGGCGTTTGACGACCTGTTTTTAACGGTGAAGACCAAAGAAACCGACCAGGGCGTAGTACTTTATTCAAGGGGCCAGGAAACAGCAACCTCTCTCCCCAAAGACACCCTGCAATCCCACGTCGCAGGCATCGTTAAAAAGTGGAAGGACAACCCGCCGATCAACGTCGTGCAAAACGAGGGCGAGTTGCCCCAGGCCATCCGCTCTGATATCGCCGAAGCCAACGCAGACGGTGAGGTCCGAGGCGTCTTTCACCGAGGCAGCATCTACCTTGTGGCGGACAACCTCACTACCACCGCCCAAGCTGAGGAAGCCCTCTTCCATGAGGCATTGGGTCACTACGGGATGCGCCGCCTGTTCGGGCCGCAGTTTAACCAGTCAATGGCGAAGCTCTACACCGCCCTCGGCAAAGAAGCGGGCATTCGCAGACTTGCCGAGCAGTACGGCATTGATCTTAAAGACTACATCGACAACGCAGGGCATCTTTCCGCCACACAGCGAGAACGCATGATGGTTGACGAACTGGTGTCCCATCTTCTCGGCGACAACGTTCAGCCCAACCTTGTGCAGCGCGTGGTGGGTGCTATCCGCAACGCCATCCGGCGCATGGGCCTTGCGCAGCTGGCCGACTTCAACAACGCGGATCTTCTGCGGCTGGTGCGTCTTTCGCGTGAGGCTGTGACCAAGGGCAAGCGCGGCAGTGTGATTGTCACGGCGGCCCCTTCAGTGACGGATTTCAACCAACCCCTTCGCGGGATGCCTGAGAATATTGTACAGATGATGATGGGGTCGGACTTGTCGCGGGCTGGAGGGCCGGCTCGCCTTGCGAACGTACCCTTGCGCCGATTTGAAAAAGTGCGTGATGAATTTGCCGACTTGTTGGATAGCCGCGATATTCACCACGGGCTCCGAGTCATGTCGCCGCAACAGGTGATGGATGAAGTTGATTGGCTCATGCAGTTTTTCAGCAATGACCCTGCGGCACTCACCCAAGCAAAATCATTGTACCGACCTTTGGAGGTTGCATTCGGCAGCCTTGCGCGGCTGGACAAAGGGGCAGTGTCGCGCGCACAAAAGCCCACCACAAAGGACATTCCAGATCCGGAAGAAACTTTAAGGGGAGAGGCAGTTGAAGCACGCCAAGATGAGAGCGGCAAGTGGTTTAAGGTGAATAAGCGTGGCGAGTGGGGTTCTGTGCCCTACGAAACCAAAGCAGAGGCAATGGGCACCTTCGACCCGGCAACCCCGGATATCCGCTATTCACGTTCCCCGGAAGCCCGCGCTATTCGCAACCCGGCGCTTGATACTTTCGACGCAACGCTAAAAAAACTCGAAGACCGCGTGCATAAGGTGCCGGAAGTCTACGCGCGCAACTTCGGCTACAACTCAACGCTTGGTTCGGTGCGCGAAGCTCTCAACTCTCTGCGCGGCGGCAAGACCGACTGGCGCACCCAGCTGCTTGACCGCTACAACCCGATCAAGCAAAACCTTGGAGACGCCGCTTACATTGCCCACCGGATGCTCAACAACGCCGGTAACGTGCTTGCCACATGGCTTGAGCATGGCGGCATTAAATGGGACGGCGGCGCAACCACAGTCACGGGTAAGGGGCAAGGCTTCCTGCGCTGGTACAAGGAATTGGGGCAGGAAAACGGGCGCAAACTCTTAGCCTGGATTGCGGTACAGCGGGCCAAGAAACTCGAAGCAGAAGGGCGCGAGAACCTTCTAACTAAGCCGCAGCGTGACGAGCTTGAAGCCTGGATCGGCAACGACCATGACTGGAAGGCCCTGAATGAAAAATTTCAATCCTACAACAGGGAAATCCTCGACCTTGCGCAAGAGTCTGGGCTGATCAACGCCGAGGCCCGCAAGACCTGGGAGGATAATTTCTATATCCCCTTCTACCGCGAGGACGGCACGCTTGACGAGGATGCGCTGCACCCGGTTAAAAGCAAGCGCCATATCTCGGCACAGATCAAGAGGCTCAAAGGCGGCGAGAATAAAATCTCCGACCTTCTGGAAAACACCATGCGCAATTGGGGGCATCTGATCCAGGAGTCGCAGCGCAATGTGGCGCGGGCCAAGGCGGTTGACGCTGGTCTTGGACTTGGCTTTATCGAAGAGGTCACACCCCCCGAAGCGATCCGCGAATCAAAGGCGGCGCGGCGTGAAAGCCAGATTGTCTCCTATGCAGTCGATGGCAAGAAACGCTATGTGCGCGTTGAAGATATGGCTTTGTTCAACGCCATGTCTGAGGTCAATATCGAATATTTCAACGGCCCGGTCATGCGTCTCTTTGGCATGGCGAAAAGGGGCCTGACCTATGGCGCGACCTTCGGGCCGGCGTTCCGCGTAGCCAACATGATGCGAGACACCTTGCAGACAGCGGTTGTCTCCAAGTCGTTCATGCCGGTTGTCGATACCGTCAAAGGTGCCGTGCAGGTCATGAAAAACTCCGATGACTACGTTGCCGTCATGGGTTCCGGCGGCGGCTTCGGACAGGGGTATTTGAACGCCAACGACCCCAAGGCCATGAGCCGACAGATCAAAAAGATTGCCAAGCGCGAAGGCAACGGCGCAGCAGGGCGCATTCTCGACACCCCGCGCAAGATGCTTGAGTTCTGGGACTATCTTGGTCACGTCTCGGAGATGGCGGCAAGAACACAGCTTTACACCAACCACCGCCATGCGGGGAAGACGCACGAAGAGGCAGCCTTCTTATCCCGCGACGTGCTTGATTTCGCGCTCTCCGGCGAATCAAAATCGGTGCGCGCGGCAATCTCCGTGATTCCATTTCTCAATGCCCGCTTTCAGGGCCTGGACCGTATGTATCGCGGCTGGCAGAACGACAAGCGCGCTTTCACCTACAAGGGGGCTCTTCTGTCGGCGGCCACCCTGACCCTGTGGGCCGCGTTCAAAGACGACGAGCGCTACAAGGAGCTTGAAGATTGGGATAAGTGGACCTATCACCACTTCTGGATTGGCGATATGCACTACCGCATTCCAAAGGCGTTTGAAGTCGGTGCGCTGTTTTCCTCCCTGCCGGAAGCGGCGGCGGAGGCCATCAGCGGCAACGAGGACGGCGCGTATTTCGGAGAATTTCTGTGGCACACCCTGAGTCAGACCTTCGCCCTGAGTTACCCGGCACTGATGAGTCCTGCGCTTGAGGTGCAGGCCAACAAGAGCTTTTTCACCGGGCGGCCCATTGAGAACATAGGCGATGAACAAAAGCCCCCCGGCCTGCGCGCTGATCCGTGGACCTCTGAGACGCTTAAAGCCATTGGCGAGAAATACAACATCAGCCCCAAAAAACTTGAAACCCTGATCCGTGGACATTTCGCAACGCTGGGCATGACGATCCTTGGCGTATCTGATATTGCCTACCAGTGGACGCAAACCAACGAGCGGCCAGCCAGGACAATCAACCAATACCCGCTTGTCGGGCGTTTCGTGCGCGATCCTCTTGGCCGCACCAAGTACGCAACCCGCGTATACGATACATTCAAAGAGATTGATGAGTTGGCGGCAACCATAAACCATTACCGAAAGTCCGGCGATCTTGAAATGGCGCGCCAGGTGGCAAGTGAAAACCGCGACACGCTTAAATACAAGGCGTTTGCCCAGGCGGTCAAGCGCCAGCTGTCCAATATCCGCAAATTAGAGCGCGCCATCTGGCAAAACGAGCGGCTGGACGCTGAGCAAAAGCGTGAACGGCTCGACAACCTGACCGAAAGAAAGCGCACCATTTACAAAAAGGCATACGAGATCCTTGAAAAATAACCTTGGTCGGGTAAAATGAGCACATGAAAGAAGCGGAAGCCCTCGGGCATATATTTCTGTGGTGCTTTGGCATCACGCTCATGATGTTCGGCGGGCTTGTCGGCTTCTGGTGCGGCCTTGCCTTTCTCGCCTGGACCTGTTCTCGCTACTAACTCCCGCAGAATTAGACAAAAGACAGCCTGAAGAAGAAAATGGTTCGTAGATAATTCATATCTGCGGACCATTTTTTTTGCGGGATAGCTTATGTCTGAACAAATGAGCGGGGAGGACATCCCCAACAGGTGTACCGCCCACTCGGGGATGGATTCAAAACTCTCCGTCAATCTCTTCCTCAACGCCATAGGCACCATCCTTTTAGCCTATATGATTACCCTTGCCCTCAATATTCAATCTTCGATTTCCGTCAATACCGAAAAGCTCATGGCGATAGAAAAGCGCGTGGATAGGGTCGAACAGGTCAATGACCTTCTGCGCGAACGCATCAACCGAATTGAGGTGAGGGGCGGCAATGACGTGCGGCCTTAAAGTCCTCTGCGGTCAGAAACCCTTTGTGCGCGAGGTGACATGCGGCGGCAAAATCGTGACCGATGGCAGAGAAGATTCGCCAGATTTTTACTACGAATGCCTTTCCTGCGGCGCAACGTGGAGCGACGGACGCAAGCCATGACCATTATCCTTGACCCCGGACATGGCGGCGCGGACCCCGGCGCAACACGGGACCACCCGGTCGAAGCCTGGATCTGCCTCAACGTCGCCCTGGCCTGCCGCGATTCCCTCAAAGGGCATCGTGTGGTCATGACCCGCAACGAGGACGCTTCCACCTCCCTTGCCGCAAGAGTTCTGGCCGCAAAACGCGAAAAGGCAGACCTGTTTGTCTCGATCCATGCCAACGCCGCAGAAGATACTCGGGCCAGAGGCTTTGAGTGTTTTTGCTACACGGGGAGCCAAAAAGGGCAGTCCTGTGGTGCAAGTCTCATCGAAGAATATGCCCGCACATTCCCGCAGCGCACACACCGCACATGGCGACCGAATGAGCCGGTTAAAGAAACCTCAACGCTCTACGTCCTTAAAAACACGCCCTGCCCCGCCGTGCTGTTTGAGCTTGGCTTTGTCAGCAACGCAGAAGAACGTATCTGGATGTGCGACGAAGAGACGCAGCAGGAAATGGGGCGCGCGCTTGCACGGGGGATCAAGCGATGGACTGCCGGGTAAAAAGACAGATTGTTGACATCATCCTTGCCGAAGCCATCCGGCAGGAGCGCGGCGAGTCAGAGCCGACCAATAATCCGCTGATGGAGATTGTCGCCAACGCTGCCGCGCGCGTCAACGAGATCCAGGGCTACCCGCAGGGCGCGCTTCATGTGCTGGCAACCTTCTACCAGAACCATGCTGCCATGCGCTGTCTCAAGGCGGTTGCCGGAGAGGAAGAACATTGCGGCACGTGCAACAGGTGAGCCTTTGCCGGTACAGCCCGACCGGAACGTGCGAGGGGAACGAGTCTTTATGCAGGAGGGAAAACCGATGTCTGAATCCGCCGAAAATAGCGCCCACCAAACCATTCACCCAGATCCCGAAAGGTGGTGGAGACACAGACGTCGGCACAGCTACTTGAGCCTTGCCGGTCTTTTTGCGCTGCCTTTTACCGCATCGGTTCTCGATCCTCAACGGCTCGCCGTGACGGTGCCTCTCCTGCAAACGCTGGCCTGGGTCTTTTGCGCCGTGGTGATTACCTATGTCGTCTCGGCCACCGGCGAAGACGTCTCTCGCATTCTCGGGGATAAGAAATGATCGGCAACGTCAAACTGCTTGCCGCATCCGGGGCCCTGGTCGCCCTCCTTGCGGGGCTTGCCTACGGGCAATACCACCGCGCTTCATCGCTTAAAGAGCAGCGCGACGGGCTGCGGGAAGAGGTGGCCGGTGCCGTGGCTCACGTCGAAGAGCTTGTGGCGCTGCGCGAAGCTGAGCAGGAACTGATTGCGCGACGCAACCGTGAAAGGAAGCTGCTTTATGCAGAGGTCAATTCTCTTAAAAAAAATCTCTCCCGCCTTGAAGATCAGGCGTCAATTAGTTGGCGCAACGCTCGGGTGCCTGATCCTGTGCGCCGGCTGTACCTCGACGGTGAAACCGCAGATCATCCGAATCGCACCGCCGGCGGAACTTCTGACCCCGACGATTGAACCTGAAAGCGAGATCCGCACCAACGAAGAAATGCTCAACCTTCTCTTCGATATGCGCTCTGCCCTGCGCGAGTGCAACGCCGATAAGCGCGCCGTCTCAGAGTGGGCGCAAGCAAAGGAGTGATTATGGCGGCAGGAAGATGCCCGGTGTGTGGCAGTCCCTTGACATCCTCCCCTCCCTAAAGGAAGGGGATTCCCGATCCGGAGACCGAGATGGTTGACGCTTCACAGAAAACAGGCTTCAAGACCCGGAGGTCAGGCGGCGCTTACGTCGTCTCCTATTGCGAGGCTTACGGTATGTGTTATACTGTAAGTCCATCAGCGATAGGAGATAGAAATGCGACAGTGCTCAAAATGCCAACGAAAACTCAACGACCAGATGTTTACTTCATGGGGGCGAAACCAGTGCCGGGATTGTCTCAATGCTCTAAGAACGAAGAACAGAAGGAAGAACGGCGTAAAGACTCGGGAACAGCAGCGACTGTACATGCAGGAATATCGGAAGAAAAACAAAGACGAGATATTGCAACGCCAAAAAGACTACCGTCGAAACAACGCTATCAAGTGGCTGTGGAAGCAGATGTACAGAAGAAAGGATGTCTTAAATATATCAAGGGAAGAATTTTATCGAATCTACGCCGTCCCTCAACAATGCCCAGTGCTTGGTATTCCAATATCATTCGATATGACCAGGGACAACTTGCCGTCAGTGGACAGAATAGATTCAAGCCGGCCTTACGAAGTTGGGAATATTTGCATCATGTCATATCGAGCCAACATGATAAAAAGTGTCGGGAGCGCGGTAGAACACCAGAAAATTGCAGATTGGCTAAATCAGAACGGCTTCGGGGAAATTGCAGGAAAATGTTTCGACTACAAGCACCCGGCCGCCACAACGGTGCTTTTTGGAAGGGAAAGGAAGCCAATCTGAATTTTGAAAGCGGTTTGCAGGCGCTGCTTCATGCTCACAAGTATGCCATAGTTCTTGTAAACCCACAACCACACGAGGAGCGCGCTTTCCTCCCAGGCCTGAACGCCGGGGTCTCCAGCGCGAAGATATGATGAGCGGGCATGTATGCCCTCAATGCAGAGAGAAAAGCCATGTCCTGGAACGATGACACGGAGCAGGAACTTTTGCGGGTCAAGCGCGCCAACCCCGACTTTGGCTGGCGCAGACTGACCAAGGCGGTCGGCTGCGGAGAGCGAAAGACCAAGCGCTTCCTTGAACGCTTTGCGGCCGGCAAACACGCCGATGAGCGCCAGGACGAACGCGAGGTGGTCCGGCTTAAACGAAAGCTCAAGGAGGCCGAAGAACAACTCAAGAAAAATGTGGCATTCAACGCCATTGTCGGCGAACTCAAGAGCGCAAAGCTCAAGCCACCGCAGTGGGTCACGCCCGAGCGAAGCAGTTCAAACCAGGCCATTGCCTGCGCCTGCCTTGGCGATACGCATTTCGATGAAGTGGTTGACCCGGAGCAGATCGAAGGCTTAAACGCTTACAGCCGCGAGATTGCCCTGAAGCGCCTGCAAAAGTATTTTCGCTCCGTGGTGGAGTTGGGCCGTGATTACTTCTCCGGCGTGCAGATCCAGGGGCTATCGCTCAACCTTCTTGGCGATATTGTCTCCGGAAATATCCACGAAGAGTTGCAGCAGACCAACGAAGCTGGAATCATCGACACATGCCTTTACTGGTCTGAGCAGCTTGTGGCAGGCATTGAGCAGATGGCCTCTTATTATGGCCGGGTGCATATCGAAGCGGTCGTAGGCAACCACGGACGGCTGAGCAAAAAGCCCGTCGCTAAAAACAAGGTGCATGACAACTTCGATTACCTGATTTATGCACTGATCGTGCGCCACTTTCGCGGGGCCCCGGAAATCACCATGCGCGCTTCAGGCTGCTCCGACAGCGACTTTCAGATCTACAATACCCGCTACCGGCTCAACCACGGCGATCAGTTTCGTGGCGGCTCCGGCATTGCCGGGGCGCTCTCCCGCTGCTGATTGGCGACTCCCGCAAACGCAAACGGGCAATCTCTGCCCACAACCCCTACGACTACCTTGTCATTGGTCACTGGCACCAGACCATTGACCACGGCAGCATCATCGGCAACGGCACCCTCAAAGGGTATGATGAATACGCTTACGACAAGAATTTCAACTTTGAACCGCCCCAGCAATCGTTCTGGCTCACCGATCCGCACAAGGGCATTACGCTCAAAGCCCCGGTGCATGTAGTGGACAAGTCCGAGGATTGGGCCATTGAGAAAAAGGAGGTGCCGTCATGGATGGCCGCGTAAAATGTCAGGGACGAACTGAGGTCTATTCCCGTGTCTGTGGCTTCTTTCGCCCTGTGCAGCAGTGGAACGTGGGCAAGAAGGCGGAATACGCAGACCGCAAGCCCTTTATCGTTGACGCCTGGAAATAGCTTTGCGATAATACCCTCAAGCCGTCTCCCATCTCCGACGCCTCATCTCACTCCCCGAGAAAGCCCCGGCCTCACCGCTGGGGCTTTTGTTTTGGGACAATTTGGGTACAATGGGACAAAAATTCTGCGTTTCAACACAATTCAACACGGCTCAACATTTCAAGTCTTTTCAACTATTTTTTGATTAGTTACAGACCTACCCCGTCGGTGATATACGGTTAAATCGCGGCCTATCCCGATGTTATCTGCAACCTACATGACGCCCGTCACCGTCTAGTCGTGGCGTCAGACCACCACCAAACAATGACCCAGGTTTAAGGTACCGACACCCGGTCCCATAATCGACGTAGAGAACCAAGCCGGATCGTTCTTTGTTCGCACGATCATCGGTGTCGTCATAAGGCATTGTTAAAAATCCCACGACAACATAAACGATTAATCCAGACCAAAAGAATATTTTGACCACTTTCCACATATGTTCACCTTTCACAGATAACCATGGCGTGCAGTCGGACTACTGCGCACCCGCTGACGCCTGGGGCGTTCAAATGTCTTTGCGCAAAATCAGTCCTCGATTGTTTCTTCTACATCATCTACGTGCATCTCGATCCCCATGTCGGCCAACTTTCCGTACCCCTCAGCAAATGGCTCAAACTGGTCGCAGAGTCCGCGTGCTTGCAGTTGTGCTAAATGCTTGAGGTGATCCTCAACGGTGTGAAAAGCGAACATGTAGCTCCGAAAATCAGCCATCCATTCTGGAGTGAACTTCGACTCGTCGTACTCAATCTCAACATACTGCGTCACAACAACAGTTTTCTTTGCCATATAACCTCCTTTATGGCCGCTTCGCGCCCAGCGCAAAGTCATTTGAACCATCCAGTGAAGCGGTTACGCTCGCTGTTCTCGATAGGCTCGCAGGCGCTCCGGCTGTTCTGCGACCCCGGCTATCGCTACCGTTATGCGCCACTTGGAAGCTCTCGGCGCTCGGCAGGATTCTTATAATCAATGTCAGTCCACCACTCTTGTGTGCAGTCGTAACAAGTCCTGTACCCCTCGCCGCAAAGGTCTTTATTCGCAGACCACGGGCATCCGCATTCTGGACACTCACAGTCATACTCGTAGTGCATTCCTGCCGCGATTGCATCGTCCTCGGTCTTTTCTCGCCGGTCGCGCCTAACCCCCGCTGCACCGGACTGAACAACGCCATTGCTTATCGAATATTTCATTGCGTCTCATCCTTCCCACCGCAGCGCGGTGAGCTAAAACGTTAAAAATGCTCTTCTTCTTCCAACTCAACCCGCTCAAACCACACCCCCAAGTGCCTCAACCTCTGCGGAGCGGGAGCCAGGCCACTCTGTACCAACCCTTCACGGCGCATCCAGGCTACCACGTCCATGCCTTCTATTCGGTCGGCGCGGCCTTTGTTTGGTTTAGCCATCTTGTCTCCACCACTGAAAACAGGATGATTTTTCGCACCCTGCACACTCAACTTTCCCACTTTTCAACAAGTTAAAGTGCACACTTCCGCAAGAACATACATGCGCTTGGTGGTCGTAAATATCCTCAACTTTTTTATCGGTCACGATTTCTTTTGGGTTCACATCTTTGCCGCAAAAAACACAGTGAAACCGACATTCGCTGTTGTCTATTCTGTATACTTGGAGTTTCTCGGAACATTGACGTCTCCCCACGGATGAATCCGGGGGATTCCTAATTCGCAGAATCTAGCCCGACTGTGTTTAGACACAGACAGGACTTACGGACTCTCCAAAGGCTGACACCGCCCGCCCGGCGGCCAAGATGTTAATTGCTGCGTTGACGTCCCGATCGTGTTCTGCCTTGCAGTCGGGACACGACCAGCTTCGGACAGAAAGAGGCAGCTTGTCCATGACAAAGCCACACGCCGAGCATCGCTTGCTCGACGGGTACCACTTGTCGATACCGACAAGTTCTCTGCCGTACCAGCGTGCCTTGTATTCCAGCTGCCGGACGAACTCCGACCAGCTGGCGTCGGCGATGGATTTGGACAGACAGCCGTTGCGCAGCATGTTCTTGATTGAGAGTGTTTCGAGAACGATCGTTTGGTTCTCACGGATCGTCTGGGTTGAGAGTTTATGGAGAAAGTCCCGCCGGGTGTCGGCGATTTTCGCATGAAGCCGGGCGACCTTGACCCTGGCCTTAGTGCGGTTGCGTGAACCCTTTTTCTTCTTCGCCAGCCGCCTCTGGAGCTTCGCAAGCTTTTTCTCGTTGCGGCGAAAAACGTTCGGAGCAGCCACCTTCTCGCCCGTGGAGAAAACGGCAAAGTGTGACAGCCCCAGATCGACGCCGACTGCGGCCTCAACTTTTGGAAGAACTGCCACCGCATCGTCGCACAGCATAGAGACGAAGTATCTGCCCGCTGCATCCTTGGAGACGGTCACGGTTGTGACCTTGGCCGCCTTGGGGAGAGTGCGGGAGAAGCGAATCTTGAGCGGCTGCTTCATCTTCGCCAGGGTCAACACCCTGCCATCCCACTTAAAGGCGGAGGACGCATAGGTGGCCGCCTGACGATCATGCTTTGAGCGAAAGGATGGATAGCGTGTCCGGCCTGCGAAGAAGTTGCTGAATGCCTGTTGCAGGTGACGAAGGGCTTGCTGGATGGGGACACTTGAGACGTCGTTGAGCCAGGCGTACTCGGGGTTTTTCTTGAGCTGTGTCAGTGCCGCAGACGTCTCGTTGTAATCGAGGCGCTCACCCTTCTCAAACCAGGCATCGGTGCGTAGGCGCAGCATGTGGTTGTAAACGAAACGAGCGCAGCCGAACGTCCGGGACAGGACATCTTCCTGCTCGGGCGTTGGGTAGAAGCGAAATTTGTACGCTCGTTTTATATCCATAGCTTACAGTGTACCGCACTTTCGTGTAAAAACCAAGCCAAAACCTGCGCCTTATATCCCCATAGATGAATCTAGGGGTTTTACGGCGCATCCGATAAATCTTTGATTTCTTCCGTCTGGTATTCTTCGCGTAGAGGTTCGAGGTAAACGCCGCCTTTGCCGCAAATGTCACATGCCATATCTTCTCCTTGTGTCTCATCGTGCGCGGTTTTTGAGCTACAAACATTGTCTCCCCGCCCCGGCCAAGCGGGACCATCCCGCAACCCATAGCCTATAATCTGCGCCGGAGCGGGGAAGGTGTTATTTACCATAGCCACATTTGACAGTCAGGCTTGTCTCCTTCATACGCCTTGCCACTAACCCACCAATTCCAAAGATCGTCTACAGTTTCCATTTTTTCGATCCAGCGATCACCGCCGTCTTTTCGCGGGACACCCTTCCACCGCTCCCAATACGCATCAAATCCCCTTCGCCAGAGCTTTTCATACTTCGGCCACCTGGCAAAATCTCGGGCCTGTCCTTTCGGTCCGCCCATTGGACAACCGACACAGCCAAGGCGCGTAAACCCTTCATCGTAGAGTGAGCAGTAAGGCATGTTTTGCTGTTTAATAAATTCCCAAACATCGCGATCCGTCCAGTGAATTATCGGGCAGAGAATCGGACGATGACTTTTGCGGTCAATCGTTACCTCTCGCCACGCCCCCTTTCGTCGATGGGACTCTTCGGCCCTCACGCCAATGCCTTTAAACGACTCTTTCCCGCCCTGCTCCTTGTAAATCTCGCAACACCAACGCGCAAGCCTTGTCGGAGGTCCGCAACTTTTATCTGCCATCTTGTGGATGAGGTGCATCTCGGGGTTATTCCACCGAACCTCGGGATATTTCCGCTTGATAAACTGCACCAGCTCTGGCGGATCAATCGTCACGTTGTTGTACCAACTGGCATACTTAACGCCTGCCATTTTAAACAGACGCTCCATGACGATCGAATCTTTCCCCCCGGAGAATGCAACGTAATAGCCCTCTTCAGAAAGTTCCAGCGCCATCGGTTCATAGTGCTGAATCAAATCAATGGCCGTCTTTATTTTCTGCTCAAGCGGTCGGCTGATCGCGTATTGATAACGGTCTTCTTCTGTTTCCTCAAATAGACCCATCACTTCCCCCTTCCAAACAACTCAGCAAACCCCGGCGGCATCTTCGTATTATCCGCCCACCTCCCCAACCGCCGCTTACTCTCACACTCCCCGCACAGATACGCGATGTCTTTACGCAGACGGGCTTTTGTGAGGCTTCCGAGGTGGGTTCCGCATGCTGTGCAGTGGATTTCACGCGCCATGCTGGTTCCCCCTTTCGGCCTCAATTATCGCCCTTCCGATCATCTCCGGTATCTGAGGGACTACGGCGTTTCCGAGGGCACCAATTCGGTCCACCCTGCTGGGTACATCATGACCGTCTCGTAGAACCGGGGGTTGATCTTCCGGCCAGAAAAACCCTCTTTGCAGAGGACCGAAGGAATACTGCCGTTGTTCCGCTTTCCCTGCGATGGTGGGCATGTACTGTTTTTCCTGTCCTGCGCCACAGGGGTAGGCCACAAGGTAAAACCTGTCACGTCGATGTGGCGAACCAAAGGCCAGCGCCGGAAACATGTCCCACTCTGCATCGTACCCGAGGCAGGCCAATCCCCCGAGTAGCCGTCCCATCCATCGTCCATCAAGGATCTCTGTGGAGTTTTCCAAGATGATGAGTCTCGGTCGAAGTTCACCTGCCAGTCTCTCAACTTCTGACCACAGACCGCTCTTTTCTCCATCCAGACCTTTACCTGTCCCGCAGATGGCAATGTCCTGGCATGGAAACCCTGCGGTAATAACGTCAACTGGTCCAACGTCAGATCCTTTCAGTGTTTTTACGTCCTCAAATATCGGCACGTCCGGCCAGTGCTTTTTCAGCACCTTGCGGCAGAACGGGTCGATCTCGCAGAAAGCAACCGTCTGCATCCCGGCGCGTTCGAGGCCAAGGGAAAACCCGCCGATTCCACTGAACAGGTCGAGGACTTTCAGCTTTTCACGCGCCATGACAACCTCCCAGACAGTCGCGCAGCAGCTTCACCGCCATCGCTCCAACCTGAATCGCCTCTTTGCGTGCGTCGGCTTCGTCAAAATTCTGACGGTGAATTTCGCGCTCAAGCTCCGTCACCTCACATTTCAGGGTGTAGAACCCTTCCACCTTCTCAGCCATCGGCGGGTGCTTTGCGTCGGCGCGATCGAGTTCGTCCAAAATCTCAGCGAAAATTTTAGCAATCATCGGCCATCTCCAAACTTCATCTCTGAGCTGTTTATTTGTGCCGGTGTAGGCACGTCTATTTATTTTGCAAAAAAATCGAACCAGCGAACGCTCAGCGCTAAAATTCACCGCTTTCCGCCGCCCGTCACGTCCAAGTGATACGCAGCAATCGCAAACGCCGACCTTTTGTCTGTGCTGCCCTTGAGTTTGTTCAACGGTTCCCCCTTTTTGTCTCCGCCGAAGCGAAGCAATAGCGCCTGGCGCAACACGGAGTCGCTGATTTTCTGAACCCCGCAGATTGCTTTGGTGTATTCTGGGCGGTTGTAGATCGTCCAAGGCAGTCCCAAGTCGTCGCAGATTTGCAGAATTCGACCGATCTGGTAGCAGGTGTCAAAGACATTTCTGCCTACCGGCATGCCGTAGCTCTGGATACCCTCGATTACCACGCGGCATTTACACCCCTTGCGAAAATAGAGCATTGCTTTAAGGTCTTCGTTGTCAACTTTGGCGGCTTCGGCAACTGAATAATCTTGGCATACAATCGCATAAGCCGATTGCGTATCCCCTGGATCAATCCCGACAACTATCAACTTTGACCTCCTGCAATTTCTCCCACCTCTGAAACGCCAACTCCCGGTAAAATTCGGCCCTTCGTTTCTCTTCGCGCCAGAGGCGTTCCGTTTCTGCTAACGCGGCTTGAAGTTTGGTTATCTCTTCCATCATGCCTCCTTATAGCTCTTTCGGTGCGCGATTATCAGTTCGCGGTGGGCTGAGAAAAACCCGTCGATTGAATCCATTAGACCTGCAGCATCTTTTCTCTCGAAAAAATCATCCACCTGTCTGGCCGTCTTTAAACACTTGAGATGCAGCGATTCGTTTTGTTTCGCGGCCCATGAAAGCGCCCCGCAGTCCGCAGAGGAAACCTTTTCAGCCGCCTCGTTGATTTTCTTTTGCCAATACTCTTGGTCGAATAAATCAGGGTTTATTGTTTGTGCGTATTCGGCAAAATTCACGGCATGTCCTCCACGAAATTTTTAGAACGGAAGTCGAAAAAAAGCCCATACATGCCCTCGACATCGCTCCCATCCTCTCGGCTTTTTTCGCAAAGAAGTGTCGCGTCATACTCTTTTTCAACCTCTTCACGGGTTTTTCCTTTAACCGGAATACCTTCTTTAAAATTTTGAAGATCAATGCGTTTCTGCTTGTTTTTGAAAACACAGAAAACGTTATCAACCATGTCTGTAAGTGACCCGCTGCCCTTAATATCCATCTTCCCGGGTGGTCTGCTCTCGTCGCTGCCCTTGCGCGAATGAGCGACAAGGTGAACGTGGGTATTCGTCTGCTTTACGAAATCGCCCAGCGCGTCGATAAAGCTCTTTTGACCGTCATAATCATCGTCTGCAATGCCGCATTTGCTTAGCGAGTCGATAACAAACTGTGTGATCCCGTAGCGGTGATATGCGTAGCTGAAAACATCCAAGAGCCTGTCTTTTTTTGCCGTCCCAACAAGGTCAAAAATCCAAACACGGCTGTTGTACCAGTTCATAGCGTCGATGATTTGATCCTTGTTTGGGAAGTTCCCGACAAACTGCTGGACCATGCGTTCAAGGGTTTTCTCAGGATGCATCTCGAAAGATGCAATACATGCAATTTGACCCTGTCTCGCCGCTTCCGTTACAAGTTGTCCGAGAAGAATACTTTTTCCGTGACCATTCCAACCTGTCCAAACAGATACTTCCCCGAGATATGACCTTATCGGTATTTTCTGCCACGGGAAGTCAAAACCAGGACGCTTGCCCGAAGTCGGGTAAAACCGCTCGATAACACCGCTGGTGTATTTGCCTGAGCGTTGCAACTCTTCCGGGTCAATCGTTTCTGCGTCAACAAAGCACTGAACAAGCTCTTTTTTGCCTTTAGATTGAAGGGTCTCGTTTGCGTCCTTGCAGGGCAGATTGACAATCTTACAGCGGTGAAGTCCGAGTCTTTGCGCGACATCCTTGACCGCAATTTGCCCAGCTTCGTCTTGGTCGAAACAAAGGAATATCTCGGTAAATTGTTCGAGTCGGTCCCAATCGTTTTCAATCCATGAATTTTTAGCCCCGGTGCCTGCACCAAAGGGAACCGAAAGTGCTGGAATTTCGCACTCGAACACGCTCATGGCGTCAATCTCACCCTCTGTGATCGCCACAAACTTGTTTCTTGGCGGAACAACCGGCCATCCCATGAGGCATGGTTCGCAACCAGCTTCTGCCTGCACCACTTTTTTGCCGTCGCTATCTCGGTTAAGATGCAGGTACTTGAGAAAAACTAGGTCTTCTCCACGCTTAAACGGGAACACGATCCACGGACCTTTTTTTGATCCCAAAGTTTCAAGCTGCCCGATCTGATAAGCGTTTATACTCTTGTCCGTAAGCCCACGGCCCTTGAGGTAAGTTTCAACGTCGCTCTGGACTTTTCTTGCTGGAGGCTTCTTCGGCTTTTTGTAGTCCTTGCGCTTCTTCCCAAGAAAAGCAGTGTCGTCCTCTATCCCGAGCCACTTTTTAGCCTCGGCAATTGCCTCGAAAAGAGCTATCCCCCTGGTCGCTGCCCAAAGGTCAAGCATGTCGCCGGAATCACCCGTCGCAAAGTCAGACCAGACACCAGCCTTTGACCCGGCAACGCAAATCTTGCAGGAGTCACCCTGCTCACCGGCAACCGACCCGACCTGATATTCTCTCCCGGCATGTTTGCCATTGGGCAAAAGATATTCAGCGACAGACAAAGCCTGAGCCGACAACTTCTGGCTAATTTCTTTAACTGTCACCTCGGCCTCCTTCCATCTGGCAATGCAAGTCTTTCATTCGGGATAAAATGTTCATCCTCTGCCTCTTTATTTTTTATCCTTGCTTTTGCCCACGGATAAGGTTTCCGGCCGGAACCAGCTGCTATGAATGCCTCCTTCACAACCTCTAAGCCATAATCATCAACGAGAGAATGAATCTCTACAACAACAGGTCCTGGGGGTGCCAGATTTCTGAAGCATTGCCGGTAAAGCTCTATAGCTTCTTTCTTTTCTTCTTCATTCTTTTCATTCTTGTTTGTGGTTATTTGTTGGTTATTTGTTGGTTGTTCGTTGGTTATTTGTTGGTTATCTTGCTGGTTTGCTCCGCCTTCTTTTTTCTGGTAATCATTGTAATTACATATAGTTATCATGGTGAATTTGTTGGTTGTTTTGCTGGTTATTTCTCCGCTATTTTTTAGTTTTTTTAGCGCGCTCCTTACTTGCATCTCTGACAGTCCAGTTTCATCAGAAAGAGCCTTTCTCCCCGTCAAAAACTGTCCTCTTTCAACTAATATTCCTCGCCACATTTTAGGAGTGTGGTTTGCTGAAATTAACAAGTGGATGAACAGCGTTTTTACCGGTATGTCTGTGTACCATTGCCAGTCGCGCATCTTCCTGTGTAGCTTTATCCACCCTTCTTCCATGCACCTTTAACCTTTCTGGTGCCACCCCACCTGCTAAACAAAAACCCCCGCCCAGGTGCGGTGCCGCGCATCCTGAACAGGGGTTTTCTCCCGTTTCCGGGATATCCATGATGACGCACTGTTCGGCACAACAACGCATCCTTTATTTCCCCACCAGTATACACAACACTGTGGTTGTAACGCAAGTAAAAACAAGTGTGTTGATTATTGGTAGGCATAAAAATATTACGCTGACCCTTCGCCGATAAAATCAAACAGCGTCGGTGCCGTTGCCTCCTGCTCAGCCATCTTTAGATACCCGGCACCGTCTCTGAAATAATCGCTGTTGAGTTCAACGCCGATCCCGTAGCGGCCCATTTTAACTGCCGTATAGGGAACGCTCATAAGCCCGCCGAAGGGGTCAAACACGCGGTCGCCTTCGTTGGAATAGCGGTTAATAATTCGCTCGATTATTTCCAGTTGCAAAGGGCAGACGTGCATCTGCACATTGCGCCTGCGCTGATCGCCGTTAAGGGTGCGCATCCGGTTAATGTCGTCCCACACGTCCATCTGCCAACTCCCCGGAGCCACCACCATGAACGACGCCGGCAACCTTCCGTCCTGATCGAGTTTCTTGGCAATTTCAACGTGTTCCTCATACGAGTAAACCGACTTGCGCGAATGCTCGCGGTAAACCTTCTGCAAGCTGTCCACCGGCAAGGCCTGAAGCTCTGTCTTGGTCAAGAGCCGGTCGCCGCTGGTGCGCCAGAAAGCATGCGCGTCAAGCTGCCATTGTGCGCGGGTATAGTCGGCCTTGTCCTTAACTACCGGGTCATCGGCATAGGCCCTTGATTTATCCGTGGGGAGTTTACGAAACAGCAGGATGTATTCAGGGCACCCGACGCCCATCTTTGAACCGTCCTTGCACTGCTCACTCCATCCAAGCCGGTAGGTTTGATTGTTCTCGCGCACAACGTCTGTGACCACCGTAATCATGCCGATCTTGCGGAAGCCATGCTTTTGAAAGTGCAGGCTTGTTTCCTCATGGAAGCTGTCACAGGTCGGCATGCCGTCGCCGGTCGCATTTCCGAACAAGATCCGGTCCTTGACGTGGATTGCTGCAACCCTGCCCGGAGACAAGACCCGGTGCAGATGCGGGGTGAGATAGTCCATCTGTTGCCAGAAGTGATCGTTGTTTTTCGAGTGTCCGAAGTCGTTATAGCTCGGGGTATATTCGTAATGATTGCTGTTGCCAGATACACAGGTTTGGCCGTTTCTTCTAACAACCATTGTTCCGTTTGGCACGGTGGCGCACCCTATCATTCCAGAATATTGCTTCCTTTTTGGAATTGATCTTATTTCTGGGAAAATTTGCGTTGATCCCGTATTAATCACCTTTGTCCCGGTGAGCGCAGCCCGCCATCCTGTCTTTACACATAATTCCTGAAAATCATCCCTCAACCGACGGCTTATCGAGGCATATGAAGAACCATCTTTTGAGCCGTCACCGTTCATCATTGTGTCCCTTAAAATTGTGAGCAACGACGGGTGAAGGTCCATGACCCATCTTGGTATTTTTTTATTTCTTGCCCCATGCCCAAATTCCTCTTGAAGGAAATAGGCAAGGTTTCGACACCATACGCTTATTTGGTTTTTACTCAAAGATGGTGGCAATCCGATTCTGACCATAAGGGCTTCAATGGATTTATATAAACCATTGTTTTTTTCGACACACTGGCCAATAGAGATTCTTCCACCAGCTCGGCCCTTTTCAAAACTATCCGCATGGCCTTCAGATAGATACCACCCGGCAAGCCTCATAAAGTCTTTTGTTTCAACCCAATATAGCTGTACGCCATGTCCGTTTCTGATATGGTCTGGGAGTGGAGGAATATTTATTTTTTTGGGCCTTATGCCTGTTGCCTTTGGTGGAACAAGACACATTTTCCAGCCCCTTAATATTCGGCCATTGCTCTTTTCGCTTTTTCTTGTTGCGGATTCATATTCGTTCGTGATGTATTCCGCAGATACAATATTGAACTGGTCAAAGTTGAAGGACCTTGGGACTCTTTTGGCAACAAACATTCTGTGATTTGGTGTGACAAGAAGGTTGAAAGACCTTCCTGAAAAATGGATCATTTCACCAGAATATCGCTCCCAAACAACGGATGTTGGTTTTTGGTATTCAAGGCACCCTGACTTTGAAACGGTGGCTATTTCATAGTTGCCAAGCCGTACTTGTTCAAAAGATCTCCATCCGTCTTTTGTCAAAACATCTGTTTTTTCATCATAACAAAACGGGATTGAGGTATGAATCAGATCAACGCTGTTGTCCGGCATCTGCGATGTTTCAATTACACAATCATTGTTGACTGCGGTGTATCTTTCGCCTTTAAGTTCCACGCGCTCAACTCCTATTGACCGGGCCAACTTCTCAACCACTGAGGTTGAATTAAGGCCGTACTTTTTGATAATCGCCAGCATGTTTTCAACCAGGCGGTCGTGCTGGTCCCACTTGTGCAAAAGAGTGTCAAGGATTGCCGTTTCGCTCTCCGTATAAATCACATGGATTTCGACTTTGTTCGTTTGCAGAAAGCGATAAATGCGGTGAATGGCTTGCAGAAAGTCGTTGAATTTGTAACCAATACCGAGAAAAATAGCCTTGTGGCAATGGCGCTGAAAGTTGCACCCGGACCCGCTTAGTTCAGGCTTTGTGGCGAAATACTTAATGCGCCCCTGGCTAAAGTCGATGACGCGGTTTTCTCTCAGGTCAAGATCCTGGCTTCCGTAAACCTCCACCACCTGCGGCATGGCTTTTTTAAGCGCATGTCGTTCCGCTTCAAGGTCGTGCCATAGCAAGAAATGATCGTCCGGTGATTGAGCGATAATTTCCTTGGCCTTCTCAACGCGGGTAGGGATGCTGTCGCGCTTCTCTTTTGCCGCATCTTTTAGCCCAGCTGCGGCGTTGCGAAACATCAAGCCTTGCCCGTCTTTTTCTGCACCGGCTCCTGAATGATCGACTTCGACCTTGTGATAAATCACCTCCATCGGTGGCAGATCGTAGCCTTCATCTGGATAACCGAGGTCTGAGGGCCTTGTGATAAACAGCGCCCAGGTTGATACCCATAACCAAAACTCCATTTCCTTGTGCGGGTACAGGGTGAGGTTGTTGGCCTTGGTCGAATCGCGCTGGAAAAAGCGCGTCAAAGCATGGCCGGTGTCGATAATTTCAAGGTATCCGGCATAGTGGATCAGCTCTTTGTATTTGTTCGGTGAAGGTGTCGCGGTACAGACAAACTTGTATCTGACGCCGCGAAACTTATCGAGAAAAGTCTGGTAGGTTTTCGAGCCGAACGAGCGCAAGACACTTGCTTCATCAAGGCTTGTGGCGGTGAAATACTGCGGGTCAATATCACCGTCGCGCACCCGCTCGTAGTTGGTAATCAGGATGTCTTTTGTAGAGGCTTTGGCTTCGGCCATCGTCTTGACATATTCGATCTCAATGCCAAGCAACACCTCCGCGTCGTGCTTAAACTCCTGCCGGATTCCAAGCGGGCAGACGATCAGCGCCTTGCCGCCTTCGCGCTGAATCACAAGGTGAACGCAACAAAGCTGCTGGATGGTTTTGCCAAGGCCAAAAGATTCAAACAGAGCACGCCTGCCGCCCTTGACGGCCCATTTAACCGCGTCTCGCTGGTGAGGTTTGAGGATTTCCGGCAGGTCGCTATCATTAACCTCAAAGCCCGTCTCTTCAGCGGTGATTATTTTGTCTTTCAAAAAATTGATGTAATCCATAATTCAATCCGCCAGATCGAGTTGATATTCATAGATGTTCGTCCCGGACACCCGCCGCCTGCGCACGGTAAAGCCGCCATAGGCTTGCTTGCGAAAATCACGGAGCCTGGCCGACGCTCCGGCCTCACTTGCATTGCAACTCTTGGCGATCTCTTCCAGGGTGCGCCATTGTCCGTCAGCCATAAGCTCGAAGATGTACTTGCGCTGTCCGTGAAAGCGGATAAAGTCTGACTGTCTAAGCTCTGTTTGCACGCGGACCTCCCAAACTTGCCTCACCAGGATACGTCATCGTCCCGGCCACACGGCACTGATCGAGCGGGGTGATTTCGTGGCGTATGCGCTCAATTTCGGCGCTGGAATACAGCTTGACCTTGTTTTTCCTGACGATGCCAGGCGCTGTGTTGATGTTCCAGCCGTTGCGCTCAGAGGGGTGGCCGTGTTCTTTGCACTTGTGGCACAGTTTATATTTGGGCGGCTCAATGTCGCCCCAAATCCTCACCTCTCGCGTTTCTTTGCATGCGGGAGCGTTGTAGCATTTGACCTTCACTATGCGCTCGCCCTTGGTTCTTTCTGATGCCTCCTTTTCCTTGTTGTGCCGCCGTTGGTGAATAAATCCGTCTATCTCATTCTCCCTCAGAATCTGGCAAAAACGCACAAAACTCATGCCTTCATCGACGCCAAGATCGTAGAAAAGTTCTTTGCGAATACAGCCATTGGCGCGGGCTTGTAGGCTTTCCTTCGGAAGTGATATGATGCAGCCGTTTTTCAATGGAAATTCTACGTTCACTGTTCAGCCTCCTATTTCAGAATTCCTCGCTCGATTCGGTTGATGATGGTTTCGAGACGGGCGCGATTGAACTCTTCGTCAAGGTAGACGCCAGCAGGTAGGTCTTCGTATGCTCTTTCGTCAAAACACTTATGGCAGCTAGAACACATATCAGCAGCGGCGTGGTCGTCATCCTTCATCGCCATGCCTGCTCCGTTTCTGTGGGCTAGAACCGTTGTCTCAGTATTGCCGTTGCAGACTCCCGACAGGCGCATGGTGCATGGTTGCCCCTTGGCGGCGTCGCGGTATTTTTTTGACTGCCAGCGTTTTTTCTTCGGGAACATCATTGCGGCCTCCCATGTACCGGCCAATCACGATTAATGTTTTCCTCGCGGCTTCGGTCTTTCATACATTGCTTGTGAAGAATGCGGAGGTGACCCTCGATCTTGGCCTCGGCAAAGTGATTGCCGCGCAACTTCCTGCCGCACTCCCAGCAAAAACGGACTCTTGGTTTTTCGCTCATGCCGCCATAGCCTCCCGATAAACATCGTCAGGTCGCGGAAGCATAATCCCGAGGCTTGCCGCGACTCGCTCGATTTCGTTTAAAAATTCCGTCATCTGGTCAACCGTTGCTTTCGTGGTTGAGGTCAGCACCGTGACCTGCTTCGCCATCGTTTCAGCCTGCGCTTTCATCCCATGCCGGTGCACTTCACGAACCGCCTCGATCATGCCCGCATAGTCCGGGTCGTCGCGTTCGTAGATCGGCACCAGGAAGCGGCGTTTGTTGCGTTCGTGGACTTCTTCTTTCGACTCCCCGAGTTCGGCACCAATGATGGTATTCCAGAGCCACATAAGCCTGTGTTGAGAGGCTGAGCGGTTCTTCTTGTGCGCCACCACCCGCAATTCCATGACCGGCTCAAGTGGAAGGTTGCGCAAGACTTCAAAGGAGCGTTTGCGGTCGGCTTCGGTGCGCAGGATGATCTTCATTTTTCGACCGTGAAAATTTTCGACGCTTTTTCTCATGGTCATTCCTCCTTTATTCGGTACGCGGTGTCCGCAGGGGCCGCGCCTCCCTTGACAAAAGTGGCAGCTGACTTGCCGTGCCAGCAATTAACCGTAGCCGTCGCCGCCGTCTCCGTCGCCGTAGCCGTCGATGCCGTAGCCGTCGCCGTAGCCGTAGCCGTCGCCGATCATTACCAACCTCCGTTCACAGCGATTGTCAGGATAGGCCTCGTTTTTACAGTTCCATATTCGTCAAATACTGTTTTTTCGGTCGGGCCGTTCGTAAGCTCCCCAAGCCCTTTTGACGTTCCCCACCGACGGATGTTTTTAGCATTATGAATTGTCATGGTTCCGTCTTCGTGCCTTTCGCAGTCTCCGACAAAGACCCATCCGCGATCCGCTGCGACGATCATTTTTTCGGTCTTGCCTTTGACAACCTGGACGTACTCAACTCCGTTTACCGTAATTTTTCCCGCTTCGTTCATTGTTGTATCTCCTTGTTGTGTTGTTGGGTTTGAGCGTGACCTGATTACTTCCGGTACTCACGCCATGCGGGGAGCACGGCGAAAGGGATGTCATCGTCCGGATTAAAAGGAGTCTCATCGAATCCGCCGCCCGATTCATTGGGTTGCTGCGCCGGTCGTTGTTCGCGCTGGCCGTCATCGCGGGCGCCGAGCATCTGCATGTCGCTTAAAACAACTTCGGTCGTGTATTTGTCCTTCCCGTCTCTGTCTTGCCACTTGCGCGTTGTGAGCTTGCCTTCGATATATACTTGCTTGCCTTTGTGCAAAAAACGCGAACAGACTTCCGCAAGCCCTCGCCAAGCCACGATGTTGACAAACTCAACCTTCTCCTGCTGCTGTCCGTTGCGGTCCTTGTATCGCTCGTTGCAGGCGATGGAGAAATTACAGACGGGCGTGTCTCCGGCCAGTCTCAATTCAGGATCGCGGGTAAGATTTCCGATGCCGATCCACTTGTTGACGCTCATTGTGCTTTCCTTTCTTCAAGCGCGCCTTGCAGCACGCCGAGTCCGTGAGTTGAAATCTTGCCGTCCTTGAGGTCTTTCAGCGCAACCTTGCCGCCGCTGTTGGACTTGAGCCAGCCGTCAATGTCGAGGTCTTTGTCAGCGCAGAAAGCGGTCAGCGTGTCGATGAAATCATCAATGTCGCTTTTCTTAGCGAGGTTCTTTGCCTGGTGTGGGCCATTGCTGCGCGGTTGCGGCTTTTCGCCTTTCGGCAGCGCCCATGCAGGCAGTTGAGGCGGATCCCATTTCATAGCAGCAAGGTTCTTTTTCGCATCCTTGCCCGCATAGTTCTGACCGCCGCTGTGGATGTTGGCCCACCCTTGGTCTAGGTCGTAGAGGTAGCGCCCGATTCCCCATTGCACCGCTGCACGCTTCATGGCACCAGAAAGCCCACCCTTGGTCGCTTCAATCTGGCTCTCCTGCGCCCCGTCCCATTTTGTGACCCACTCGTCACCGATACGGATAGACAGACCGCATAGGAAAGCTCCTGGAATCTGAGTGTATTCGTTGCGCCAGTTTTCAGGACCGCATACATTGTCGAGCCGGTCTTGAATTGCGCGGTTTGTAACGTATGCGAGTACCTTCGCCCACTGCTCACCGTTGCCCTTTGCTCCGCGCTCAGCAATACGCCACTCGATGTCTTCAGCCGGAAATGGCTGTTTAAGTTCCTTTAAGTTCATGCCGCCCTCCTAAATGCTTCTGCCGGGTCGTAGTTTTTCTGCAACTTCCACAGTGCGAAGGCGTGCTTAAACATCTCCCACCCTCGGTCCAGTTCTTCCGGATCCCAATGCTTGGCAACCACCAGACCCGGTTCCGTTACGCTGATATAAATATTCACCCCTTCGGCCTGCGACATCCCGAAGCCTTCCCGGTACGCGGCAAGCTGCATGGCCTGTTCGTCAAAGCCGCTTATCTTGTCGCCGGATGAAAATTCTTTGGTCTTGAAGTCAACCACCACCCCTTCAAGGCTGTGCAGATCGCACTTGCCTCCATATCCGAGCGGGTGGGAAAAGGACCGCTCAGCCCGCCAATATTCGTAAGGCAGGATGCGGTCAATTGCTTCAAAGGTCGCCTTGACGAAAGGGATGTCTTGCTCTTCATACGGCAGGCCCAGGAACGCGCACTCAATGCTTGCGTGAATCCGTGTGCCGCGCTCTGCCGCCTGCTTCGCCTGTTCTGCCGCGTCTCGCTCAACGCGCTTTGCGTAGTCGTCGAGGCTTTCACCATCAATCATCGGCAACGTCAATGCGCTGTGCAGGATGTTGGTCTGCTTCCACCGTTCAAGTCCGGGTTTCGCCAAAACTTTAAGGATGGTGGTGACTGAAGGCACAAGGCCCATCTTTCTGGCATCCCGCACCGTTGTGGGGCGCATACCGTCGCCCTTGGCTTTCTTGACCTCATACGCAGGTTTTCCTTCGAGGTCATACCAATGCCCGGCTTCTGTCGCACCCATCACGCCACCTCCCCACCAAGCTCTTTCATCTCGTTTTGTATCCGCTCAAGCGTCCGCATATTTTCCGCACGCTTGAGCGCCACAAGATCCGTAGCTGCTAGTTCGTCCTCCGAGCAGATGTTTGTTCCGTAACAAATCTCGTAATCCCACAGCCATACACGGATCGGTGAGTTGTGGCGGAATCCGTCGCGGTGACGCTCCGGCTCTGCCTCAACTTTGTAGCAGCGATGTTCCGGCTTCTCGTTGCGCCATTGCTCTAATTTCTCTATTGTCAATCCCATCTCCGTAATCCTTTCTGAAAAAACCCCGCCCCCGCCAGGAGGGTGCGTAGGGCGGGTAATCAATAATCGTATTGCGGCTCCCACCTGTGGCCGCGCTCGGTTTTCGGCTCAGCCCCGCAGCAGACGGACTCCCAATGATGGGCGCGGTAGGTTGCGACTGTTCCGCCCGGCCCGTCATAATCAAAAGAGTCGTCAATGCATGTGACCTCGCAGGGCTCGCCGCAGTCTTCGCATATCGCTTCGTGTTCGTTTGCCAGATAAGCCCTCATGCTCACCTCCACATCTGCGCCGCGATCAGCAAAAGCAGTCCGACACACAGCGCCACGCCAAAAACCTGCTCTAGCCGATCCATGACATGACCTCGTAAGCAAACCAGATCAGACTGGCCAACGCCGCCGCTCCAACCGCGATAAGCACAGCTGTCAGCAGAATGCCAGCTGCACCAGCTGCCTCGATCCCGCGAGGCTTCTCGTTATCTACGTCAAGATCAATCATGCCTTCCCCCTTTTGATCCCGAGGCGCTTCCACTCGCGCTCCGTGTGCTCGCGCAAAACCTCCTCGACCTCTTCCCGCAACGACGTTTTTTTCGTCGCCGCGATGACTTTCAGACGCCAGTGCAGGTCGTCTTTGATGTGTAGCGATGCTGTCATTTTTACCTCCGTTTTGTGTTGTGATGAAACGATATACCCAACCTCTCAAACTGTCAATCGGTATTTTTACCTTTTTATATTTTTATAGTTGACAGGCGAGGGTTTACTGATCGGCGATAAACGGTAAAGGATAGGCTTCGGCCTGCGACACTATATCTGCGTAAAAATCAAGACGCTCCTGCGGGGGGGCGTCTTTTTTTGTGCAAAAACACGCATTTACCCTTGATTGCCAACTTTTCGCGGGGTAGAATAGACAAACCCGAGACGAAAGGGACGCGCGTATGCAGTCAGTCGCTTTGCAATCCGAGGGTGTGACCCGAGGGGATGAGCGAGAAGAGATTGAAAAGGATCTGCACTGTCCGCAGATGCCTGGATTTCTCAACTACTGGATGAAGATATGCCTTGAGCGGCAGAAACTTGGCGGCGGGTGCCGGGGGACCAATTGCCCTTCAGGAAAGCAGGTCAAGGCAATGCTTGAGCGAAAGTATGTCAAGTCGTATTCGTTCAGGACGTCCGACGAGCTTAAATGCAAATGCGGGGCCCCGGCCCTGGCCGAAGACCTGATGGAGAAATGGGGCGTGGAAGAACCGCGCTGCATTCGCTGCAACCGAATGGTGAGGCTGGAACAGAAACGCCGCCGCGCGCGGGAGAGCTACCGGAGGAATCATGGCTGTAAGTCCAGTAAATGACCCTGTGAACAACCCGAAGCATTACACCTCTTCGCCCGCTCGTTGTGAATGTGGCCGGCAGATCGAGTGCATCCAAATTACGGAACACATGAGCTTCCCGGTAGGGTCGGCGACAAAGTATCTATGGCGCGCAGACCTCAAAGACGATCCGATTGAAGACCTGAAAAAAGCCGCATGGTATATCAACCGCGAGATTGCCCGTAGGCAGAAAGGTGGGTATGTTTCATGGAAGATGCCGACTTTGGATGACATTCGTGCAGATATCAGGCCGACGGAAGACGATACGCGGTCGGTGGTGCTGGACGAGCCGGGGAGACAATGAATAGCGATGAGATTACAAAGGTTCTAGGTTGCACGTGGAGAAGAGCCCGCGCCCCATCCTCCGACACTCTTCTTGATCTCAAAAAACGTGACCGAATCGCCGCGCAATGCCGTGGGAAGAAAAGACACGCGACGTCAGACGGCGCAAAAGTTGAAGCGAAGATGGCAGATGCTTTCCTTGATATTTACTTCTGTGAACACTGCGGATATTACCATGTTGGCAAGAATAGAGAGCGACACAAGGTTGTGCAGAAAAGGCGGCGGAAAACTAAGAAGTGATTGACGCGCCATGCCTCTGATGCAAGCACACTTTGGCGCGTAGTTTCAATGGGCGCAATTTTAAGTGAGGGACGAATTATGAACGAAGAGAGAATGCTGAAATGGTTTGAGTTTGGACACCTGCCGGAACATCTTCAAACTGTTTCTTCAGGCTTTCATGAGCTGGCGTGTTCAATGTGCGCCCTGGTGGACTCCGGGCCTGAGCGCACCGTTGCGTTGCGTAAACTGCTAGAAGCAAAAGACGCAGCCGTGCGTGCGAAGCTGAACCCAGGATGCTGATCGAACGTAGGATGCAGCACACGACTGGAGGCAGGCATGAGCGGTAAGGTTATCGCCCTGGACGAGAAACGCAACTCCGGCCCCTACCTAAGCGCATGGGCCGAATGCGGGCACTGTGGGCACGGCTGGGCGGCGGTTTCCCCCATTGGTGTCATCAGAGGGCTTGAGTGTCCAAGCTGTGGCATCCCGGCCGGCCACATTTCAGTTGAGATTGAACCTGATGAAGGAATCAGCCTCTACACCTGCCAGTGTGGGAGCCAGACATATTTCGCAAGGCCGGATGGTGTTATGTGCCGGAGTTGTGGCATTGTTCATGCCTACGACGCGCTGGATGAGTGAACAACGCACCAAGCAGTAAAAAGCCCCGGTGAGTGCCGGGGAGACCCTCCCATCTTTCTTCCATCCCCCGCAGAATTTCACCTTTTCCCCACAGTTGCAGATAATTAGAGCATGAGCCAGAAACTTACACAAAAGCAGGAACTGTTTTGTCTTGCGTATGTCGAGACGGGTAATGCGAGCGAAGCCTACCGGCGTGCGTATAACGCTGAGAATATGGTTGAAGCTACGGTGTGGCGCAGAGCCTGCGAATTGATGGACAACAGCAAGGTTAAGGCAAGGATAGCGGAGCTCAGGGCTGCTGTGAGTAAGCGCGCTGAGGTTGATGCCTCTTATGTCCTCCACCGCCTCAAGTCTATTGACGAGATGGACATTGGCGACATCTTGAACGACGACTGGACGCTCAAGCCCCTGAGTGAGTGGCCCAAGACCTGGCGCACCTATCTTTCATCGTTTGACGTGCAGGAGGTGCGCGCAGGACAGAGCGACCCGGAGAACGCGATTGCCTTTCTGAAGAAGATCAAATGGCCGGACAAGCTAAAAAATATTGAGTTGCTTGGCAAGCATGTTGCCGTCAACGCTTTCAAGGAGGCCGTCGATCACACAAGTTCTGACCGCTCGATGAC